ATAACTATAAGGAATATATAATATGATATTTAATATTATTGTCCGGACGTTCCTGTCACTGGAAAACGGAATGAATTTAAATTAGAAACATACGATATATGAAAAAGTTTACTTTTAGCTATTACAACCCTTATGAATATCCGGATGATAGTACGGCATTCGGAACGTGTAATGAAGTCATTGCGCCATCAATAGCAGAGGCGTTTGCCCTTGTTATTGACACTGTTCCCATTGAATGTCTGGAAACATTAGAGATAAACGGTATATCTTTCAAAGGCTATGTAGCTTCAACTACTTTGAGGGATCAGTTAAAGGACCGATTGTTTACCATGTTCGTTAAGGGAGAGCTGCATCTGCTTTCAGACGAATCATTTAATATCATAAGAAACCTATGAATTTCAGATATACGATTTACAACCGTGTTACCGGACTGCATACGGAAAACGAGTGCGAGGCTGTAAACGAAAAGATGTTTGTCATAACATTACTGGAAACGATGGGTCCGGAAGATTGGCAAAATACCAAAGTCATGTATAAGGATAGTACGGGCGAGATGGTTCCGCTTATGAAGTGGGTAATGAAATACGATTGTTTTAATCTTGCAAGAGTCAAACTGTTTGAAACTTTCGCTACCGGGCATATCCGGATATTGTCACGTGAGGATTATAATTTGCTTGTCAACCTGTAAAACGGTGCCTACCAACGTAACCGTACGTACTTAACAAATATTAATATAGTTACCTTGAAAAAAGTATCTTACTATTTTGTTATTCCGAAAAAAATAACTACTTTTGTATATCGAAATAATAAACGTAGTATTCACCACTAAAAGACAAGAAAGATGAAAAAGAAGTTTAATGCAAAATTAGGACGTATGGTAACTTATAACTTTTACCCAGTAAAAAAATTCGTTATCGAGAAAATCAATCCCAATGGAACACTTGATTTGGCAATAGGTACTTGGAAAATATTACACGTTAAAGTTGAAGATGTTTGTCGCTAAGAATTATTTTAAATGAACCAATTGATTACGACTATGAGAACAAAAGCATTGACAGTAGACGATTTGATATTCGAGATTCATAAGGCAAGCCCTACCATTTCCGTTTACACACTCCGGACACTGAATGAGGAAACACTTTTGAAAATCTACCAGTGGGCATGTACGCCCGACCATTCGGTAAAGATTGTCCGTGACGAAAGAATGTACGACAATAAGGGCAATGTGGTTCCGGAAGAAACCGTGGATGAGGAACCGGATGTTCTTGAACCCTACGATATGGAGTATCTGAAAGACAAGTCCGAAAGCGGTTTCAAGCTGTCACGCACCGAGGAACATTTCATGGCGTGCGTCAGAAAGCTGGAAGATGAGTTGAAACGTCAGAAGGTGAAGTTCGAGTGGTATGGAAGATGGCAGTGCTTCCGCATATACAGGTACGTTTCCGATTCGGAATTTCCCACTTACCGTTACGTAGGGTATGATGTTGACAACAAGGATTTCTTTTACGGTACGGAAGACGAGGACATCGAATACGGACGTGATGTTAAAGCCGTGGTGGAAGCCGCCCGTAAATGGCAGACATCGGAAATGGTGTTGAAACAGAAAAGAGTAAAAACCAATAAAAAGACAAGAAAATGAAAAAGGAGATTCATTGCACGATAGGCGGTGTGGAGCTGCTACGTGAAGAGGTGGAGATGATGTACTCCCAGAAACTTTACATCGTGGCGTACACAGGCGTGTATCAGATATTGTTCAGTCAGGCGCAGGACCGTTACCACGGTCAGAAGGTTTACAGTGAAAAAGGTTTGTCACGCAGGGGCAGGTTCTACACAATGACAGCCCCACAGGTGAACGAACTCATAGGAAAGGACTTGTTGGACGAAAACGTTTATTGACTATGGATGCTTCATTGTATGCAGTATTGTTCGGAGCGGTGGGCGAAGCCCCCACTCCATATCCGCTTTACCAGATTCAGAAGGTGGCTGATGAGTTCGAGGGTATATTCGGTATCAAGTTTTCCAAGGTTCACGACAAACTTATGAGCGTTGTGTTCAGACTGGTGATAATAGACATATTCGCCTTTGACGACTGGCTGCATGAAAAGTACGGTAACTACGAGGAAGAGGGAAAGTCCATGCGTGACATTGTTACGGAACACTATGGTGAGAAAGGAATGAAAATGATTTTAAACTTAATCGGATAATTATTATGAATACAATTTGTGACTTTATAAGCGGAAGATTCGGGAACAAGGTTCTTATTTCCCCTATCAGAAAATGGTGGATGAGATTTTGGTATACAGTATTGTTCGTTATAGGTGCTATGCTGCTGGGAATGTTCCTGCAATTTATGACTGCATTGAGCGACTTTATAAACTATGTGGTATGGGGATAGGTACATATACGTTTGAAGTGGACGGTGAAATGATAACGTTTTTCCGCTCCCCGAAAGGAAGCTATTCGGGAAAGTTCAACAGGATGGTGAAACTGGCTAAACTGTTTACCGGACTTGACTCCATGATGGGGCGTATTGCAAAAAGGGGAGAACTTGTAACACTGAACGCCCGGCTGGCGTGTGCGTGCCGGCTGATGCTCCATACGGGCATCCGCATAGGGAACGAATCTTCGGCGGAAGGATACATGACAACCGTAAGCCCCTATGACAAGACACGTGAACCGGAGTTCGTTCAGACCTATGGTCTTACCACCTTGCTTCCGGAACACGTTACACTAAGAGGTGGTAAGGTCTATCTGAACTTCTTGGGGAAACGTTCCGTAAAGAACAGCTTTGTTGTAACCGGCGACCTTGCGACCCATGTGGAGAAAATCAAACTTACCGCACAGCCTCCGGAAACGCTGTTCGAGATAACCGCCTATGAGTTTACCAAGTTTGTCAAGCGTCATATAGGAGCAAATTTCACTCCTAAGGATTTGCGTACCATGAGAGCCAACATCGAAGCGTGGAAATCATTCAGCCGGCATAAGGATGAACTGATGGAGGTTAAAACCAAATCGGCTTTCAATGCTTTAGTGAAACAGGTGTGTACCGATGTTTCCGAGAAACTTAACAATACGGCATCGGTATGCAAGACCAGCTATATCGACCCGTACCTTTGGGATTATATGTATGATGTTGCATTTCCGGAAAAACAAAAATGACATGGAAAGATATTTCTTGCGTTCTGACAAGGACAATTTTTGGTTTGTGCTTATATCCGATAAAGTGGAAAGCTATATGTATAAGTTTACAGTAACCGAAAACGAGCCTCCCAAAATGTACCGTTACGTTGGTAACGAGCCGATTGATTTAAGTACATTTTATGAACTAACCGATATAAACCAATTTTCCGAACTCATTATTACTATATACCAGTTTGTGCACCTGTTTAACGCTGCACTATCAATTAACAAATATTAATATAGTTACCTTGAAAAAAGTATCTTACTATTTTGTTATTCCGAAAAAAATAACTACTTTTGTATATCGAAATAAAACGAACGGTCTATGAAGAAAGTTAGAATTAGCATCAGCATGGTTGACAGGAATACCATGTGTAAGGAAAGTGAAATGAACACCAGCGCAAAGAACGAAGCCGCTTTCATAAACAGGTGGAGCAAAAAACTCGGTGTATCTAAAGCCGCTTTTGAACAAGCCTATTATGTTGACGGGTTTGAAACTGACGGAATAACATCTGAGGAACGTAAGATGCTCAATGATTTATTGAAGCGAAAAAATTGTGGAGCCGTTACCTTTTGCGATACACGGCATATCAACTGGCAGTCATTCATTAAACTTTATAGTAGGGAACTTTGATTCCCTGCTTACAATTTACCAAATGGGAATACAAGAAACCGTAGATTTGATTTTCATAGGATTCTGCAAGCCCCAGTTTTATAAACGTTCCGTATGGAACAAGGCTGTAAGGATATTGGAGTTCCTATGTGACAACACCGATGGAGCCGTTTTCAGACATGATTTCGGCAATGGCAAACAGAAGTACGACAGTATCGTACCAAGAACAATGGAACAGGTTACAAAGTGGGCGTACCTGTATAAGAATAACGCTCCGGCAACAATTAAAAAGTATCAAACATTTAATCTCACAAAATTATGGAAACAAAAAAATTCATCAGCACAGTAAAAGGATTCAGAACAAGATTCGGTAAAACTCCCAATGTGGAACTTGAAAGAAAACAGGTTGAAGGCATCGTTGAAAAAATGGGTGGAAAGATTGAAGTGTTCCAGCTTCTCAAGGCAGAGAATCCCGAACTTCTTGATTACGTCAAAGGTGTTCTTGGTATTGTCAAGGTGAAACCGGCGGAAGAACCTAAACCGTCTGCTCCTGTATCGGAAGCGAAACCCAAGAAAACCAAAAAGTCGGAATCCATTGAAGTGGCTCCATCCGTTAACGGTAAACTGTATGAGATTGACACGATAAAGAAAACCTGCCATAAGGTCATAGGTGATTTCTCCCAATTGGCTGATATTGTCGATACGGACGAAATGAGCCTTACCACTTACCAGCGTTATCTGAAAGACCGTTATTTCGGTGAGGATGTGACAATCAAGAAAGGGAAACTCCATTTCCGTGGATACCGTATTTCATGTACCAAGGAAAACGGGTTTATGATTGAGGACACAACCAAAAAATATAAGGTTGTAGACACACCGTTCGAGGGCATCCCTACTCCGGCTGAATTGGGAGATTTTTTTGAAACTTCAAGAGTTGAACATACATCTGAGGAACTTGCTGCTGCCGTTGAGCGTGGTAAGGAAGCCAAGAAATCCAAGAAGAAAGCTGAAAAGGAAATCGTGGTTGAAGAGGAAGAAGAACCGGACTTTGACCTTTTACGTAAGAAAGTTCTGAGCAAAATCACATGGATACGTAACGGTAAGCTGGCTGACTTTGACCCTATGCTGTTCGCGGATATGATTCCCTTTAGACGCTGGCAGAAAAACGTGAAGGCTCTTTTGACTGACCTTTCAAATCGCAAGATAAGATACAAGTCATTCCTTAACAAACTGGAGGAACTTACACGTGAGGAAACGTTTGAAACTCCCAGCAAGGAACCTACATATAAATTCGTGGGCACTCTGCTTCCGGAGTTCCATAATGTTGAGCGAATTGACGGTGACAAGATAATCGTTGACGGTAAAGCCATTCCGGCTGTTCCTTTCTTGGTTGACTACCTGTTACACTATTGTCCGGAAGCAATGTATCAGCTTATGCGGTTTGTCAAAGGTGATATAACCGCTACCCAGTTGTTGAAGAATCCCATTGACGTGGATAAGAAAATCGAGTTCAACAAGAAACTCATTGCGAATACCGTGGAGAACGTGAATATCATAAACTGTCTGTTCTCGGCTGTGGATTTGTATGCTCCCCAAGATATTCTTTGGGATGGTGTTGAAGTGGGTGACAAGATTCTTATCCTGCTTGACAAATGGTCTAAGAAAGAGATTACCGCTATTGATGAGGAAGGTATATTCTTCGGACGTGAGGTATTATTGAAAAGTGATAAATGGATAAAACTCGAAGATTAAACAATGAGGGGATTCCCACAGTAAGCCTGTCGGGTAATCCCCTGTTCAAAGAGTTCCTAGTGGATATGGCGGTTCTGCCCAAGTTTGATTTCATGCAGAGATACGGCATAGGAACCAACGCATACTGGGAACTCTTCTTTCAATTTGATTTGGACGAACTTGAGGAAGTAGTCAGAAAGTCTTTAAGTTCTTTGTTCACGGAATCGGGATGTATAAGACTGGACTTGTTTCGCTCCGTGTATATGTTGTATTCTGACAGATTAATAACAATCAATTTAATAAAGCTAGGTTATGAAAAAGATTTTTGCTGTTGCTGCCCTGCTAATATTAACGGGCAGTACGTTTGCCCAAACTAAATGGGCTGCCGAGGACATGGGAAAACTTATTCAGGCTCCTATGGATTCTGTCCGTATGTGTCTTAAAGGTGCTTACCATGAGGTGAACCAATTCAAGGATGATGTGTATTACATCTATTCACGTAGGGATAAGAAAAACGTTCCAGTGATTTTCAGATGCGGAGAAGGACGTGATTCCGTTACCCGTGTATGGTCTGTGGAATTTCCATCCCCTGTAAAGAGCAAAGGTTATAAGACCGCTAATCTACGTGAGGCATTTTGGTTTGAATATTGGAAACAAGAATTAAAGAAGTAATACTATGGCACTGGATAATTACGTTACGGGAAACCGTCCTGTCAAGGGTAAGGAACTTACAGTTGAGGAAGCAAAGAAACTGTTTGTCAATTTCAAGGTAAGTCAATTAAAGAAAAAACAATGATAGCGCTTACTGTTATATTAGTAATCTTGGCTGCTACCCGTAAGAAACCTTTTTGGAGGTTCATCTTTTGGATGCTTGCCGTTTTATCAATTATATTATGATTGAACTGAGAAGTTATAATGTAGAACGTATATGGCATGAAACTGCCATCTGTACCATAGGTAATGAGGTTGGTGTACATAAAGAGATACTGGAGAAAAATGCTCCTGCCATACGGGAGATGGTTTCCCAGATAGAAACCGACAAGGACGGGAACGTTCCGTTCATGTTTTGCAATCACCGAAAGGATGGTGAGTTGTGGACACCTTATTTGCAAATAGTCGAGATGCTAATCCGTCTTGGAAGAAAGATTGGTTGTGTGTCATGGGAAGGTAACTTATATTCAGAAACAATAATTCATATAGATTATGCCAAAGAAAAAAGTAACTGAGGAACTCGAAGAAGTTCAATTGGAAGATGTGAAACTTGCATTGCGCAATAAGATTAACAAGGAGTATGGAAGTGTACCTGCATTTCTGGAAACCGATTTCGGGAAAAGTCTTGGTGGTATGAAAATTCGTCCATACCTGTATGGTACGGGTTCGGTAAATTATACTATAATCGCCAAACTTTGCACTCATTTTGGTATTGGTTCTTTGACCCGTAAAGTGCAAGTAATACGTAAAACGTACTACTATATTAGTAAACCCTAAAAAACGGTCTGTAATCGCTTAAAAACACTGTATTTATTTCCCCCTAAATTTCGTAATACTCACTACTTTAATATAGTGAGTATTATTTTTTATTCCTATATTTGTAGGCGTAGAAGTTGCAACAAAAATTTTGTAATGTATGAAAAAAGAAAAAACAATTAGAACTTATCAGCGTAAAACTAAGTCGGGTAAGATTACTACTGTAAAATCTCACACGGCTAAGTATGACGCTGCTGCGGAAGTAGCCAAAAAGGCTGCACGCAAGAAAGGGGCTGGTGGTGAATTACAGGCTAAGATTACCAAGATGCCAGACCCTAAACTTGAACTCCAGCAATATCTGGACGAACTGAAAAAGAGCCGTTCCGGAGCTTCTTCGGATACTGTCAAGACTACGAAACCTGCTCCGAAAAAGAAATTGAAGAAACCTGTCGGTGGAGGAATAACCGGACTTGAACCTAAAGAAACCAAGAAAGTTCCTGCCAAGAAACAAACAAAGCCGGCTCCCAAATCTTCCGGATTATCATCCACTGAATTTAAGGCATGGTATCACGACCCTAAATCTAAAGAGGGGAGAGCCGCTGCCAAAAAGCTAAAGGAACAGGTAGGTGCTGAAAAGTATAAGGAGCTTAACAAGAAAGCCAATGACAGCTACTCTTCCCGTGGGCATATCTCACTGTTTAAAAGTATCGGTTCGGACAGTACCTCTAAGGCTGCTCCTAAGAAACCTTTGAAAAAACCAGTAGGAGGTGGCATAACAGGATTGGAGCCTAATAAGAAAATCACAACAAAGTCTAAAACTCCGAAATTAAAAGATGTTGGACCTCTTTCCACAGGAAAAGTTATGCGGTCTAAAGCTGATATTCCTGCTAAACTTGCTAAAAGCTATGCAACTTTTGAGGACATCCCTTTAAAGCAGGCGTATGATGAACTTATGGTTGCGTCTAAAAAAGATTATAGACGTACTGTTGCTTTTCATAAAGGCCATTACTAGAAGAGAAAAATCCCAGTGTTGGCATTATTAAATAATTTCTATTATCTTTGTAGGTGAGCATCGGTAAAACGGTGTTCACCTATTTTTGTACCCAATCGGAATGAAATGCAGATTGTATCTTCTAATATAATGACAGCAGACTATGATAGGAAGTCGCGGACACTTACAATGGTATTTGTAAACCGTCCGAGATGGGAATACCAATATTACAATGTTCCTCTTCCTATATGGACTAGATTTGTAAAGTCTGAAAGCAAGGGAGAATACTTTTCCGCAGTAATCAGAGATGTATATCGTTACAGAAGAATTATAAAGTAGAATTAAAAATCGAATCATTATGGCAACAGTAACTAGAGTATTTGAGTTTGACAGTGCACATCGGGTTATGAACGAGAAGGTGAAATGTTTCAATCTTCACGGACACCGTTTTAAAGTGGAAGCCACTTTTTCCTATATGGACGTAAAGGAAATAGGCTATGCCATAGATTTCAAGGAATTGAAGCGTGTATGCGGTGATTTCATTGACGAGTTTTTAGACCATGCCTGTATTCTTAATCCTATGGATACGGAACTTCTTAAATTGTGCCGTTCCAATAATTGGAAAGTATATGAAATGGGGCTTGGTATCAAAACGGACATAAACCCGTCTGCTGAAAACATAGCCGGAGAACTGTTTACCATATTCCGGAAGTTCTTCACTCCCTCGGAACATGGTATTCAGATTGAAAAGATACGCCTTTATGAAACTCCCAATTGTTGGGTGGAGAGTGACAGCTTCATGCCCTATTCTAAAGAGTGTAACGTTTTTCTCCAAACATGGCGGAATATGAAAGGTAATATGTCTTATGATATAAGAGAGGAATAATATGCCTGTACGTAGTAAGAAGAAAAAAGAACTAAAGGAACAGGGATACGTGTTCGAGGCTACTGGTAAGAGCGTTTCCGAAATACATACCGAGGAACTGGTAGGTAAAACCGTGGAGTTTGATGCCCACGATGTAACCGCCAAGATTATGGAGTTCGGCAAAGTTCTTACTGGTATTTCCCTGTATTCCTATCAGGAAGATATAGCATACGGAATCATATACTCCGTGATAACTTTTTCGGGTGACGTAAAGACAGTGCTTCTTTCCCGTCAGTCGGGAAAATCCGAGGTTATGGCTTTTGTCATTGATACGCTATGTGTTATTCTTCCGGCACTGGCTTCAATCATTCCCGATTTGGAACAGTTCAAAACCGGATTCCGTGTAGGACTTTTCGCTCCCCAGTCAGACCAGGTTGTCACTACCTATTCACGTTCAATGACCCGACTGAGGTCTGCAAATGCGGATATGGTTCTTACAGACCCGGATATTGACGTATGGCTAGAAAGTGTGGCACGCCTTGAATTGTCAAACGGTTCTTTTCTTGCCGGACAGGTTGCCAGTAAGCAATCCAAGATTGAATCAAAGACGTATGATTTGGTTATTGTCGAAGAAGCGCAGGATGTTGACGACCTTATTGTCAGCAAGTCTATCGAACCTATGCTTTCCTCAACCGCAGGTACTCTTATAAAGGTAGGTACAACAGGTATGACCAAGAACCATTTCTACTATGAAATAAAGCATAACCGTGAACTGGACAGAAAAACCCTTGACCCACGCATCCGGCATCATTACGAATATGACTATAAGAAGATTATCGCCAGCAGACGGGAACAGTATGAAAAGGACGGAAAGAGATTCCATTTGAATTACGAAGCTGATATTTATCGCAAGCGTGAACGGTGGGGTGAGGAATCACAGGCGTTCAAACTTGCCTACGCCCTTATTTGGGATATTGAAAGCGGTATGCTTCTTACGGATAAGGAATTTAATGGAATCATAAACCGCAAGTTGGGATTTCAGGTTCCCAATGTTACCGATTTTGTTGTGGCTGGTTTGGATATTGGTAAATCTCCTGCTGAAACAGTGCTTACCATAGGTAAGTCGTGGAAAGACTTGGATGAACCGTTTAAGAATCCGTATAAGCAGGTATTATGCTGGGCGTGTCTTGGTGGTGCTGATTATGAGGAACAGCATCATATACTTCTTGACTATATAGCTGAATTTAATATCGCCAAAATATACGCGGATTATACTGGTGTGGGAAAACCCGTTGTTGACCGGCTTATGTATGCTTGTGGCGAATACGTGGATATAACTCCATATACTTTCACCGCACAGAGCAAATCAGACATGTGGTATAACTTCATCTCTGATATAAAGACACGCAGGCTTATAGTTCCGGCTAATAAAGTGGTGAGAGGAACTTCCGAGTATTCCAAATTCGAGGAACAGATGAAAAACTGCCAGAAGTATTTCAACGGCTCCTTTATGGTATGCGAAAAAACGGAAGGGTATTTTGACGATATGGTGGACAGTGCGGCACTTATGTGTCTTGCTGCAAATGAGGAAGTGGAGGTTAAGGAGGAAATGGAAGTTTCCGATAACCCCCTGTACAGCGGAATAACTGAAACAATTAACGCAATAAAAAGACATTCATACTAATGGGAATAAATGTAGGAGGTATGGACCCTACTGGTGGTAGCTACAGCGGTTATCCGGGTTCAAAATATTGGAATGTGGACAGTCGTCCACTTAGTGAGGCAACTAACGTTTTACGTAGTTTTGTATTGCAAAACATAGTGCAGGACAATAAATGGGAACTTGACAGAATCACCAAATATTACCTGTACTGGAAGTTCTATGACGGGATGCATTATAAGGACTTCAATGACGGGATGCTTTCCTTTAATTATATAAAGGCGTTTATTGATAAGGTCAATATGTTCTTGCTGGGTAATGAGGCTTTCACTTTCCATGTGAAGAGTTTCTACTCCGACCAGATTGACCGTGAACTGGAAAAGATTGCCGAGGAACTTATGATGTATCATTGGGGCAAGTCACACAAATTACAGTTATCCTATGAGATGCTGCAAATGGGTGGTATCACAGGTGACTGTTGGCTTATGTGTGAATGGATGCCGGAAATTCAGGACAGATATTGCAAAGTTTCCGTTCTTGACAGCCGGCAATGTTTCGTGGAATTTGATAACGGTGATTATAATAAGGTGAAATCTTTCTTGGTACGCCAGCCCTTACAGTCCGGACCCGACCAGCCTTATAAACTATATGTTATTAAAATGAGTGTGGAAACTGTTGAAACTTGGTATCAAGTGGACGTTAACCTTGAGGAAAGTAACGTAGCCAAATACAAACATACCGAGGTTCCGAATAAATACGGGTTCATTCCAGTAGTACACATAAAGAACAAGCCCAATTCTTCCGGATACTATGGAAAGTCTGATGCCAATGATATTCTCAAGATAAACAAGATTTATAATGAGGTGATGCAACAATTGAAAGCCGTGATTGACTACCATGTTACTCCGACCACGGTAATTACAGGTGCTTCCGCCAAGTCATTGAAAAAAGGCTTAGGTCAGATATGGTCAGGACTTCCTGCCGAAGCCAACGTATTTAATTTAGGATTGGATGTTGATTTGTCCGCTGCCGTTAATTTTGCAAAAGACTTGAAAACCGCAATGCACGAATTGTCAGATGTTCCGGAAAATGCGCTTGGTAAGATTCAGGCTATAAGCAATACTTCTGCTGCGGCATTGCAGATTACCTACCATCCGCTTATACAACAGGCTAACATAAAGGCAATGACTTATGGTGAGGGTATTTCACAGATGAACAATATTATTTTCCGTATTCTTGAGATAGAGGACCCGGATAACAAACGGTTTAAACGGATAAAGAAATTAAGTCCGGATTTCCTTTCCGAAATGCAGGTTGAACCTGTGTTTGCTTTCGGTTTCCCCAAAGATAAGATGGATGAACTGCAACGTGCACAGATGGAGTTACAGATGAAACTTGGTTCACGTAGGGAAATCATGGAACGTATGGGAAAACAAAACATACCGGATTTGCTTAATGAGATTGATGATGATACTGTGGCGGAGGCAGTTTTACAGGCACGCATAGCTGCACTAAGTTCCGCAGGTGGTGAAGAAGCCCCCAGTACGGGTAATGAGGAAAACGTTGATGAAACTCCGGATGAATTTGGTGAAGAACAAGGCAGTGAAGAGTTCTAGGAATTAATTTAAGTAGGTTTTATTTTGTCAATTTAGAAATAATTCCTACTTTTGAACGCTATCAGTAATAAAATAACAAATTGTTTCATTTTAAAAATCAAATGTTATGGCAGGATTGCAAACATTAGACCCTAAAAATCCCGAAGCATTACATGACATCGGGCAAAATAAGGGTATGCAGGTTGGCGAAAAATTCGTCAATCCGGGTACGCCTAGCGCACCGTTGGTTAGTAGAGAACAAATGACCCAAGCCACAGTAAAGGGCAACGGTAATAATGTTCTGAAAGACAACCTTATTAAGTAGTAGAAATCTAATTGTTACTTTTAATCGTAGAAAAAATGAACGACGAAGAAAGAAGAAACGTAAGCATCCCAGAAAGTGTTACAATTAATGGTATTACTTATGTAGTGAGAGATACCCCCGAATTGCAGAAGTTCATGCAGGCTGTATCTAAAGTTGAGAAAAACAAGTTGTACTCCCAGTTTGAGTCTTTAAAGAATCAACTGGAAGATTTACGTAAGGTACAAGTGGTTCCGGATTCACAAGGTAGTGGTGCTGGAGTCAATGTCAAGGAAATCGTAGAAGCGTTGCGTGGCACATTCGTTACACGTGAAGATTTGGAAACCTCCTTGAAAAATACCGTATCTGAGGTAATCAGCCCTGTTATTCAAAACTCCGAGGAACAGAGAAAGCAAGAATTGGAAGCATATCGGAACTCAATTATTCAGGCGCATATCAATGAGTGTATTCCAGAACTTGTAGAGGGTAATTCCAAGCAGGAATTGGATGCTTCCTTAGAGAAATCTATCCAGTTACGCAGCAAATATCCAAGTCCTAGTTCCGCAGCAGTATTGCACAGTGAGAAACCTGTTGTTGACCCACTTATTGCAGAACAGATGCGGAAAGAGAATGAAGCCCGTGCACAGGCTGCATCACCAACTCCAAGCCCTGTACCGGCTGCTGCTCCTGCACCGACAGTTCCACGCAGAGAAGCGCCCGAAGTTTCAGGTCCTACAGGCGTAAAGAATATGCCAATGTCTGAATTTGCTGCTCGCAGAGAACAGCTTGAGGCAGAACTTCGTGCTACTTATGGAGGTGTAGGTCCTACTCAGTTATAATAAACAGTTTAAATTAACAAGTAAAGATTATGTCAATTCTATTTGTATTAGTGCCAATGTTATTGGCAACATTAGGATTCCTGTTCTTTGGTGATACTACATCGGCTGGAGTAAATGAAGGCGGTTATGTGGCTATTCCACAGGCAGTCCGTGATTTCTATTCTCGTGAGGTTTTGTACAGGGCACAGCCTCGTTTGCGTTTCTTGCAATTCGCCAAAATCAAACGTGACTTACAGGCGGTAAGAGGAAAAGCCATTGTATTCGTTAAATATGATAATCTTGAAGGTGGTGGAGAACTTGAGGAAAATGATGTTCTGACACCGGAAGGAATGAGTACATCGGAAATTGTTGTTCCCGTTAAAGAGCAAGGTAATGCGGTACAGGTTACAGAATACCTATTGCGTACTTCTATGCTTGACGTACTGGGTGACGCTTCCAAGCTGTTGGCAAATAACATGGCTAAAGTATTGGATACTCAATTCCGTGATACCGTATTAAAGACTTCAAACGTGGTTTATGGAGGTACAGCCAAAGCATTATCAGAAATGACCACTACTAGTGCCTTTACTACAAAGACTGTAAAAGATGCCGTAGAAATTTTGGCTTCAAATGATTCTCCAAGAATCAATGGCGACTATTATGTTTGTATTGCATCTCCGCACCAGCTAAGACAATTGCGTGACGACCCCGATTGGATTAATGCCAATACCTACATGGGGCGTAGACAGTTATACATTGGTGAGGTTGGTATGTATGAGGGTGTTATCTTTATTGAAACAACTCAGATGCCCCATTTAAATGCCGCACAAATCAAGACTAAATACGGTAGCGGCGGTTCTATCCAAGAAGGATATGAAGCTGTATTCTTCGGAGAAAACGCATACGCATGGGGTGTGGCTCTCGATGTTGAACTACGTGACGATGGCGTTGTCGATATGGGACGTAAGCATACTCTCGGATGGTATGGTATTTGGGGAACCGGAATCATTGAAGAAAAGAATATTGTCAAAGCTCTCTCTGTATAACAGAGGGGCTTTGCCCATTTAGTAACAGTTAAATTTTTATCAATCATGGCAAAAAATAATCCAGAAGAAATCACATCAGCAATAGTAGACACTGAACAGGAAGTTACCGTAATCAAGAAATCTGCAAAGAGTGTTGCATTTTATGCCCTTGAAGATATTGATGCTTGGGTTGGCGGTACTCACTACCAGTTGAGAAAAGACAAGGAACATAAGGTTCCCGAAGATGTGGCTGCTATATTAACTAACAGTCGCAAAGGTTACAGACGCTAATAAATAATCATGGCCCAGTCTAAAGTTACTTTGAATGAAATAATGAAAGCGGTTAGGGAACTTACCTTTGACCGCTTCATTATTCCTGCTTTCGCTATCAAACAGATAGGGAGCGGGAACTTTATTGAAATTGACCCTAGTTTTGAACCGGAAATTTCTGACCCGAACGTAGAACCAGTCAAGGGAAAGCTAACCTTGTATAAAGTAGCAGAGGGAGAAACAGAAGAATCATCAAAGAAAATCATCGTAGAAATCATTTTCCATGAGTACCCTACTATGGAAGATGTAATGGACAAACTTATCGAAGAAGGAATAATCGTAGCTTATACTCCGTATTTCAGAGGACAGGAACCGGCTAATTCACTAATCAAGGTAAATAAGGAACTTACAGAGGACTTTACCGCTTTCAGAAGATACTTCTTTTCTGACTCGGAGATTGTGGAAATGATAAGATGGTACTATGCTAAGGTACTTGACATCTGTGACAAGGAAATAAATGACGAACTTATAGGAAAACTGAAACGCCCCAGTGAGAAACACTTGGCTATATGGGTTTCCTATTATTTGGTTGATAAAAGACGTTTGTATGAAAACGCTGCAAACGCTATCGGGCAAACTTTTACTGATGGCTCTGATTATACAGGTTCCGATGGCAACTCATCTCCTACTTCCACCACAGTTCAGATAGGTTCCGTGTTTACTGTTACGGAAGATACTTCCCAAGGGTATTTCTACGAGGACTTCAACCGTGTGGGTTCTGACAATACATGGGGTGACAGGTATTCGTTTTGGTATAAACTCATGCTCTATTTGAGAGGATTGCTTGAGGAAACTTTCAGAGATTATTCCCTACGCAAAGACAATGTGATTCCGGGTTACATACAATTGCAGAGAGAACTTGATTTCCGTGAATACTTTGACAGCTATCCCTTTACTTTATCACCTCTATCAAGAGGTATATTATCAAAAACTCCTTAATATGGAACATAACGTAAAATCTTATCAGCGTCGTTTAAAAAACGGAAAAACAATTACCGTTCGTGCATATACTCGAAAAGGTAAGGATGGTAGAAATAAGAAAGATTCCGCAAGTAAGTCTGCTTCCGGAGATGAACTTATGAAACTTAAAGCCAAATTAAAAAAGTTTGGCGAACTAAACCTTTCGGATGAGGAAAGGATTAAATTGGGTATGCTCCCGTATAAAGAAGAACAGGAGAAAAAAAGAAATGCCTACTACAATACTAAGGCTACCAAAGATGAAATGAACAGATACGCCCGTAAAGTAACTGTGGGAGGTAAGAAATATATCTATAATTTCATGCACGATAAGGTATTCACGAGTGGAGGAAAGAGAATACGTCCGGAAGACCCCATTTTTAAGAAAGTAAAGGATAAGATGTAAAATTCAGTTTGTCGGTTTTGAAAAATGCTAGTAAGTAGGACTAAATTCTTTCAGTATCAGAATATATTTTATAAGAAGTTGCTTAATACTCCCTATAAGATACGACTTGAGGTGGTTACTATCCAGAAAGTAGAACCTACCGAAGAGTTTTCTATGGATGCCTTTGTAGGTGACAGTCCTAGAACTTCCGAGTTTTATGAGTTCCAAGCACTCTATGAAAAGGAGATTCCAAACCGCACCCGTGAGAAATATGGTCTGCCCAAAGAGGTGAACGGGATTGTTTATCTATCACCTAAACAACTTGTACCTAAACTGGGTGACTATCATCTCAATTGGAATAAAACCAAGATTCACTTTGAAGGTCATGTTCAAGTCATTGATAAGATTATTTATTTGGAGGAACTTTACGGTAGCTGCATTGGTTTGCAGATATTCGTTAAGGACGACTTGAAAGGAGGATAAAATGGTACAGGTAAAAACTCATAAGAGAAAAGGACGGAACAAAGTTTCTGTCGTAAGGCGGCACTCCCGTAAGGATAAGGTGTCCGCTTTTCGTGGTGCAAAGGATTTCAGTACGAAACAACGTGATAAACTGGCTTCAAAAGGAGATGCGCTTCCGGATGGTTCCTATCCTATTGCAAGTAAAAGGGATTTGGCTAATGCCATATCTTCTTATGGCAGGGCTAAAAGTCCGGAGTTGGTAAAACATCATATTATGAAACGTGCCAGAGCATTAGGTGCTACCGATATGCTTCCGGCTAAATGGAAAATGAAAGATGGCAGAAACAAATAAGGACTTGAATCATCCTTGGCCTAAAGTTCCACGCTATCCGGATATTCAGAAGATAGCCCGTGAGGAATCCACTCCGCCACCGGCTTATCGTGAACGTAACGAGATACAGGATGCCCTTAACCAAGTGGGTGGACCACGTGGAAAAACCAAGAGCTGGTATCGTGATATTTATGAATATTACCAAGATAATGAATACTAATTATGGCAAGACTTCCCAGATTACCGAAATCAATGTTTCGTCCTCCACCGGGTTTTAAGAAACCTAAAGTAGAGGACTTTCGTTCTGATATGCAACGTGTAGGTGAGGAAATTGCCGAACAGTTCAAGGAACAGGTCATTGAAAATATTGAAACCAACTATTACGGTTTTGAGCTTGCCCAATCTACCATTGAGAGAAAAGGAAGTGACGTTCCGTGGATTAACTCTCATGAGCTGGTGGATTCAATCTATCGTGAAGGAACTGTTGTTTCTGTGGAGGACACTCCACGTGAGGACAGTAAGTTAACCAATTTGCAGCTTGCCATAGTGCAGGAATATGGTACTAAGGATAGACACATACCCCCAAGACCAATTTTTCGGAATACTTTTCGTGATTTTGAAAGTGACGCCAAAGACAAGATGCTATCTTTTTTTAAAACTGGTAAATTTGACAGTAAACATGGCAGCAGAAGTAACAATAAAGGAACATCGGAGGAAGAATAAGAAAGGTGAGTGGATTACCGTAAAAGGATATACCCGTCGTGTAGGAAAAAAGGGTGTCCGTTCTCCCAAGAAATCTTCCAGTAAGCCGGGTGATGAATTTGTACAGGTTCTTAATGACAAGTTGGGTAAAACCACCGGACCTATTGTTACCGACAAGTTCATCTCCAAGGAAGAACGTGCCAGGATACTTGATATGGAAGCGAAACGCGGGTACAAACGTTTTGCCGACTACGGGGAATCTGGCAGAAACAAGAATAAAAGACCCAAATCTGAGGGGTTGTCTGCTGCTGAAAGAAAACAAGTGCTGGAGAATGACAGGAGAGCAAAGAAAAATGACGCTTTCTCCCGTGCAGAAAATGCCATAGCCCGATTTGTAGTGAAACATGGTGGTAAATATAAAAAGAAACTATAATGGATTTACTTTTTGAAGGAATATTTAAAGTGTTCAATCTGGAGTACATATTTTCCGTTATCATAGGTACGTACTTTCTGATTAAGCTGGTGGATTACCTTAATGGTGCTGCCAAGGTTCCCACATGGTTGAAAAGAGTAATTACTTTCGGAAACGGTGCTGTTATGTTTTTGATATTCAGAATGTACACTGATATACCAGTACAGACTTTGGCTGCAAGTTATTTTGCGGCTGTTTTTGTTTATGATACAGCGATTAAGTTTTTAATCAAGAAGTTCAACATAGGTTATAAAAAATAGTTATGCTTACATCTATCCGACAGACCCACAGCGAATTTTTCCGGCAATTCCATAATCTGAAAATTATGGTAGGCGACAAAAGTATCACCCTGTTGTCTAGGTATGCTAGAAAGTCCAGCTTTGACTACGTGGAGGAACAGGAGAATCAGATTTATCCGTGTATCGCCATAATGGACTATACGCCTGTGCCTAGCAGAGATTGGTTTGTGGATATGAAAACTTATTTTGGCGGAAAGGGTTTCTCTGAATTGACAGGATACCTGTACCGCAGACCAGTACGCATGGAATTTCGTTATGATGTCAGCATTGTATCAAAGAGTTATAACGAGTTTCTAGCCATGCAGGATTATTTCAACTCTACATTTGTTAGTCAGACAGGATTTCTGTTCAATAAAAAAGTGGTAGATGGTGATGAAGTGGGTGATGTGGTTCTCTATACCGTAAGACCTACTGATATTCCACGTACTGACGGAGTGTATGAGATGAACTATGAATTTACATTGAAACCGTGGATTTATGCTGTCAAGCCTAAAGAAGTGGAACTTGTACAGGCTATTATTCTGCGGAGTAAGATGTTTGAGGAGGAAATTATCATTAATCCGGGTGAGGGTTTCCCGTACACCCTGCCCTTAAATTTAGAATAACCATGCACTTAGATTTACGTAAAAAGACAGGTGACAAGTTCACAGCGGACGAATTTAACCAGATAATATCCGCCATTAATGCAAAAGTTGAACAGGAGGCTGGAAAGGCACTCTCTGATGAAAATTTTACTTCGGAGGAAAAGCAGTTTCTTGCTACCTTGGCAACTAAGAATATTGTCAAGATGATTACTGATGAAGTAACTCGTGCCACAGAAGCAGAAGGTACACTGTCAAGTTCCATAAGCAAACTTTCCAAGGATTTCACTGATTTTATTTCAGATACAGCCGATTCGGATAATGTCATTAACCGTTTTCACGAGATTGTTGCTTTTCTTAGCGGAATTGCCGAAACGGATACTCTTGAAGGTATGTTTTCCGAAATGACTTCTTCTGTAAACCAATCAATAACTACGGCCATATCTGATTTTGAGGTTAAGATAAAACTGTTCATCTCCCAGACCTACCAACCTAAAGAATCGGGAAAAGGGTTGTCTGCGAATGATTATACGACTACTGAAAAGGAGAAACTTGCCGGACTTCCCACAGGAACCCAAATTACCCAGAATCTTGCTTCTAAAGTAGATAAAGTTGAGGGAAAACAACTTTCCACAGAAGATTTCACCACTGTACTCAAGAACAAACTGGAGGGTTTGTCCAATTACAATGATGCGGAGGTAAAGAAGAACATCGCATCCTTACAGTCAACTATCAATACACTGGTTAACGAGAATCCTAATGAGGTCATTGATTCATTCAATGAGGTTAAGAAATTCTTGGAGGGTGTCACTGATACGGAAAATCTTGCTGCCATGCTTGCTGCACTGGAATCCAAAATCACTGCAAAGATACCTACCAAACTTTCCCAGCTTAGTAATGATGGAAATTTCGTGCAGGATACGAACTATGTACATACTGACAATAATTTCACAACCGAAGAGAAAGAAAAACTTGCAGGATTGACAAACTATGATGATACTGCAATCACTAAGAGTATCAACGATGAGATTACCCGTTCAAAAGCTGCCGAAGCGGCATTGTCCGGCAAACTTGACGAACTTTCCAAAGTAGCCCTTGCCGATGTAGGTTATTTCGCTATTGAATATGGGGATGAAGAGGATTCGTCACAGGCTGACCCTGCTGTCACAATCATAAACCAGCCATATTATGATTACTTCATGGCTAAATGGGAAGCTGCCAATAAACCTTGTGAGAAAAAATTGGACGGTACTGATTTTGCCTATTTACAAGATGATGTAACGTTACGTGCGGATGGTTCTTCAAGTCATTTGGAGGATGCCAATTATTTTCAAGGCGCAGAAATGATTAATTTCAATATCTCTTATTTCTATGATGCCATCAATAAGAAATCGAGAGTGTTCTTTAATCTGGATAAGGAAGCTCCATGTGGCTATCACAGATTTATTCCCTATGAAAGTATTCTCATGCCCAGATATAACCAATATGTAGAGGGTGATAAAATAAAGACTTGCAGCAATTATCAGGTTATAAATACCCAATCTGTTCAGGATTTCTGCAATGTTCTTTCAGCTACTTCTGCGGATATGCTAGGATATACTTGGTGGCAGAACGTTTGTCTTGCATGGTTGGCGGTTGCTAAGTACCAGACAAGAGATATACAAGCCAATCTTCCGGGTATGACTACTGGTCAGGATACCTATGGGCGGTTCAAGAATGGTCTTTTGGATTCCAAACATCAGGCTACCGGACAATGGACCGTTACCGCTACAAGATACAGTAATACTGTTGTTGGTGAAGTAGCCACGGAAAGTTTCGAGTTTAAACCCTATAAGTTATGGTGGTGTGAGAATCTTTTGCATGGAGATGCTTGGATACGCTGTTTTGGTGGTATAACCAAGCTGGTTGACGGAAAACGGTATCTCTATTTTACCCGTGACCCAGAAGTTGCTTCTGTAAAAGCTACTGTGGATGCAAATGACGCTACCAAGTTTGAAGATAAGGTTGAAGTAGCTCGTAATCTTACGGAAGGTAGCTATATCAAGAAAATAAACGGAATGTACCCTGTTCCCTTAGTCAACAATGGAAGCAGCACTACCTGTTTCTGTGATGGACAATGGGGGTGCAACACTCAAGGCGACAACAATATCCCGCTTGTGGGTGTTCATGCGAACGGCGCCGCTTTTTGCGGCTTGTTCGCTCTGTCCTTGCACGCTGCGGTTTCTGATTGGGACGTTACCGCTCGGGTTCGGTCTACGTTGAAAAAATAAGTTCTCCTTGAGAACAAATTGGTAGGGTTTGGAGTAATAACAATATAAATACGCAAGATATGAGCGAACACGAGGTGAATGGCCTTCCCGATTGTGGGTGCTAATGCGAACAACGCCGCTATTTGCGGCTTGTTCGCTCTGAACTTGAACAATGCGGTTTCTAATCGGAACGTTAACAATCGGGTTCGGACACATAGAATATGAAAATTAGGATAAACATTTGTTTTAGAATAAAAATTAGAATGGCTGTTCATCTTGGCAAGTGCCAAATGAAACTTTTCGCCGCTTTTAACCGCCTAGTAGGCATCAACTTTAGTAGTTGGAGTAAGTCCGAAAAGCCCTTGGGGTGGTAACTACGTAGAACTTATGAAAAAGGTTGGTCTGTTGAAAAAGAAGTTCCTGTCTATGGAAAGACTGATTGCTATTGTTGAGGATATGCACTCTAAATCTTCCCATTGGAACAAACATCTCCGTAAGGAATGGAAAGACTTTGACGCTGATATATCAAAGAATCTCCAAGACTTGTACAATGACTTGAAATACGGTACGTACAAGCATGGTGACTATTATGTGTTTAAGAAATTGGACAGCGGTAAAATCAGGGTTATTCATTCCGCTACTCCTAGAGATAGGATAGTTGACCAACTCCTAGCCGATATATTAGAATTTGTATTCAAGCCCAAGTTACAACGAGGGCATGTTTACGGTTCTATAAAAGGACTGGGGCAACATAAATGTAGACTGCGTGCTATAAATAAAATCCGCAGACAGAAAGATGATGTGTTTGTAGGCTCTGCCGATATAAGACAATATTATCCTACCTGTAATCCGGATACGATAATCAGAATCCTGTGCAAGTACATAAAAGACAAATGGGTTATCTCCTTATCTAAGGAGTTCCTGTCATTGGGTTATGTTGTACTGGGAAATATCTCGTCTAATATTTTGGGTCATATTAATTTGCTGGATATTGATTACTCTATTGTAAGGAATTTCAAGTGCGACTATTTGAGGTTCTGTGATGATACAATATTTATTAGTAACAATAAACAGGCTGTTAGGAGTGCTGTTACCTACTATATGCAGAAAGTTACAGAAGGTGGACAGACTGTAAAACCTAACTGGAGTATTCATAAAGTTTCTGATAAGAATATGGTGGACTTCTTAGGTGTCCGAATAGGTACTACGCATAGAAAACTTCGGAAACGGAACAGGAAAGAAATTGAAAGCAGGCTTTCTGAGTTGAAGCGCTCTTCCGATTTCTTTGAACGTGAACGTTCTTGGGCAGGAATGAACGGTAGTTTCAAGAACATCAATATGTCTAACTTAATAAATTATTGGAAAGATGTCTATCCAGACTTTTTTGACAGATTACAGTGGGCAAAAACAGCCCATGCTAGTGCTGCTGCGTACAAACGGAAGCACAGGAAAATGGAGATTGAACTTCAATCAGCAAAAGATTGCAGAACCTACAAAATCCCTTTCTTCGGAAATGCCGGATTCAATCCCGACGGAACAATGGCAGTGCTGTTTCGTACCATCGGACAACACAAGAGGTGTTGAGGCTTCCATTGGTGAAGCTCCTAACTGGTACTCTTTTGTTCCGTATCTGAGGTTGGGAGGACTTAGTGATGAAGAGATAGAAAATATCAAAAATGAATATAATGAGTTTGTTTTAAACAATCCGGATATTTTTATCTTTTAGGAATTTGTTGTATAGAAATAATGTAGTATATTTGGAAATAAAAAGTAACTATTATGGGAAAAAAGGATACTAACGAGGTTCAGTCGGTACAGGAGAAAAAGAACAAAACGGTTCATAACCGCGGAAATTTCCGTATTGAACTATCACATAATGGAAAAATCTATGTGTTTCTTCCGGGTAAAACCACGATTGTGCCCAAAGATATGGTAATTCCCACGGACTTTAATAATCTCCATATAGAACAATGAATAAGATTATCGACAGTTTGGAAGTAATGTGTGAGAAAGATAATCCGCAGGATAGAAAACTTCTCTTACTCGCCCATTTGGTACAGGATTCCGTAAAGGGTCTTGCCGAGCGTCAGCAGGAGTTACAGGGAAGTCTTTCTGAAACAAACAGGAAACTTGACAGTGTGCTTGAGGCTATAACCAAGCATAAAAAAGATATGGACAATTGTCCTGTGTATGGTAACAGGGAAATATTTGATAGGGTTAAATTCCTTATCAAGAATCCAAGATTATCACTGTTTCTTTTCTTAGGCATTATTTCCTTACTGTCGGGATTATTCGGTTCAAGTGTTATCAGCATATTAAAACTAGTGTTTGGAGTATGATAATGAAAAAGAACATTACGATTATTTTAGACCCTGCTCATGGTGAGGATGTTCCGGGTAAGCGCTCTCCCGATGGTGTGCATAGGGAATACCGATGGAGCCGTGACAGAGTTAGGGAACTGAAAGTAATATTGGAGGCAATGGGATATGAAGTTTACAAGACTACCGATTCTGAAAATGAACCGGGTCTTTCCAAGCGGAAAAATTTCGCTTCCAGTCTGAAATCTGACAAGCCCAAACTGTTGTTATCCTTGCATAATAATGCGGCTGGAAATGGTTCTCAATGGATGAACGCACGTGGAATCGCTGTATATACAAGCAAGGGTGTTACCAAATCTGACGTATGCGCTGACTTTATTATCGAGAAGTTCAAAAAAGACTTCCCCGAATTTAAAGTCAGAATGTACAAGCCTACCAATCTTGAAAAGGATTTCGAGGAAAATTTTACCGTTCTTATGGGGAACGGCTATATGGGTGTATTAATTGAATGGTTGTTTCAGGACAATAAAGAGGATGTTAAGGAACTTCAATCCCACCGTACTAACAAAAGGTTTGAAGATTCACTCGTAGAAGCTATCGAATCAATAAACGACTATTTCGGAAAAGATGAAAAATAAGAAAGTTGTGATATTATTTTTGGCTGCATTGGCTGTTTGTGCATTTATATTTATTATATTTGTGCCAAAGAGTAGCGTTACCTCCAGTTCTCCACAGATAACCTATGAGGAATACTTGGAGAAAATAAAGGTTTTGAATGATACTATTCAAGAGCTTAAAGGTGATGTAGCTAAATTCGAGGCTGAAATGGTTCTCTTGAAAGGGCAACGTGAAGTCTTGGAGCAACAAATCGAAATAATCTTGAAGGAATATGAGAAAAAGGATTCTGCTATTGCTAATGGTGATTGGGAGTACAATATTAGGTTTCTCTCAGACTACTTATCCGAGATTGATTCATCTCGGACCCGACACACTACTGGCAATAACCCGACAGCAACTCATTGATATTAATCGTACAATAAATAAGGCTATCCATTTGGAGGAAACTAACAAAATTCTCCAGATGGATTTAGCTATTTCTGATTCCCTCTCTTATTTTCAGAACAGTATTATTGAAAAACAGGATTCTATTATAGCCATTACTGATAAAAAGTACATGGAAACCACCGCTTTATCGGATGATTTACAGAAACAAATCACTAATAACAAAAAACGGTACAGGAGAAACCTGTATAAAGTGGGAGTTGGTGCAACACTTTTGGGAGTTGTCCTAGGAGTGATTTTTAAATAGATAATTAATTTTAAAAACAAGAAAAATGGCAAACGTAGGTTTAACAATTACCGAGGGTGTAAACAATGGTGTTTCCCCTTTTAGAGACGCTTCCAAAAGAAACATTGGTCTTGCCGGACAATTTAATCGTGGTGGTGCTTTCAAGGCTACCAAGATTACATCTATGGAAGATTTCAATGTGATTTTCGGAGGACAGAATGATGCTTTTTATGGACCTCGTATTGTTAAGAGTATCTTTGATGAAGCAGGGGATGCACCTGTTACCCTTTACCTTGCCAGAATGGTGGCTGTGACCGCAAAGGCTGCTACGGCTACTGTGAATTTGGATTCGGGTTCTTCGGTAACTATGGTGGTTAATGCTGCCTATAAAGGTACTCCAGACCCCGGAGCATGGGCTAACGGAATCACTGTTACCCTGTATTCCTACGGGTCACTGGTAAGAGATATGTTCTCTCTTATCGTACAATACAAGACCAATACTCCCGAACAGTACAATTACGGAACACTGGCTGAAATTCAGGATGCAGTAAACAAAGTGAGCAAATATGTTACTGTTACTTTCAACGGTGAAATTGAAAAAATGAAGTTCAAGAATGTAACCGGCACTGTAACCGCCAATACTTCAAGCAATGAAGTTACAGGTTCGGGAACCACATTCACTTCATTGAAAGCCGGAAACGTTCTGTATGATACCAATGGAAAACTTGTGGGTACTATCTCGGCAATATCCTCAGCGACAAAACTGACACTTACCAGCCGTGCCATTACCGCTGTGGAAGGTGCTGCTGTAAAGGTGCGTGAGGATAAGACATTTGTTGCCAAACTTGCAAACGGTGTTGACGGTGAAATCACGGAGAACGATTACAAGCCGGGAGGTACTACGGACAGTCCTACGGGTCTTGCTGCGTTTGACGGATTCGATGTTCAGATTATCGGAGTAACTGAATACCACTCACTTTCTATGGCTAAAGTTCTTCATGCTTATTGTAAGGAGCAGAAAAACGCCATAGGTATCTGTAATTTGCCGTTAAATGCCGATGAAGGTACTGCCGAATTGTACGCTATGGAGTTCCAGACTTCGGGCATCAGTTACTTGTGTAGCTATATGGAATGGTGTACGGTTCCGGATGATAGCGGAAACCCTGTTATGATTCCTGTAATGGGTCCTGTATTGGGTGCAGGATTTATCCGTACTCCTTATTTGCAGGGTGACTTTATCCATATCCCACCGGCAGGAATTGATTCCCTGTTCAACAATGTCATGGAAATGATTCCGCAAAGACTGTCACAGACGGTTATTAATAAGCTGGTTCAACAGTTCTCATGTAACATTATCCAGTACGTTGAGAATACAGGGTATTACATTGGAAGTTCCCGTACTTATTCTACCAATGATTTGTACAAGAGTATTCATGTGAGATTGCAGACTTCCTACTATGTACGCTCTCTTAATTCCAAGATGCGTTTCTTGGAACAGAAACCGAATACTCCCGAACTTAAACGTGAGGCTCTTGTGGAAGCCAGAAACTTCTTCAAGACCGAGTATGACAATGGTGCTCTGGAAAGAAGCGTTGACTTTGATACTGCATACCAAGGTATTTGCGACAAGAGCAACAACCCCAGTACGCAGGATAGAAAATTGCTTAACATTGATATTTTATGGATACCTACCGAATGTACGGAAAGCGTTCATATCTCTTTGTTAAGAAATGACAGTGTATTAACAACAACGGAAACGGAGGGATAATATGAAACCACAGAAACCACAAGATGTATATGTAGCCAACGGGTGGTACTTGAACATTCCTGTTCCCGGCATTATGAGTGATGCTATCTTTGAAACTTTGGAAGGTATGCAAAAACAGTCGGGTACGGTAGAAACCGTGGATGCAGGAACAAACCGTAAATACAAATTCTCCACACAGTTGACAGACTACGGAGAAATGACGCTTACCCGTTCATACCAAGGTAACGTTACTGACCGTGCTTTGGAAATACTGGTAAACCAGATGATTGAAAACGGACTTAAATTGCCTGTTCAGGCTGTCAAGATGCACAACGGAAAGGAAGTGTTCACTATCGTATTCGAGGGGTTCAGATTCCTGTCCGCAAATTATCCTACATTCGATATTTCCAGCGAAGAGAAATTCACAGTTTCCTACGGAGCTACCTGTGATGGCTGGGATATTATTCCAGTAGGTGCGTAAATAGTAACTAACTTAAAAACACTAATCGTAATATGGAAAATTTATTCTTTGAACTGCCCGTAGGATTAAGAATCAACGGTGAGATTCATACAAACGTAGAACTGTTATCGACTAATGGTGTTGCTGAAAAGATATTTTTGAAAAGATTATCTGAAAAACCCTATACTTGGCAGGGGAATGTCGTTTCCGCAGCCGTAAAAAGTATAGGGAACATTCAGATTGGAGCCGAAGTACGCAAGAAGTATCTTGAAGAAGGCTCTGTTACTATTCCGAGTGCCGTTAGAAAGTTACCCATGTCCGAAATCAATACCCTTATGGTTGAGATTCACAGAAGGGTGTGGGTATCTTTCTTTCCAAAACAGGAAATAATCTGCAAGTATTGCGGAAAACGTCTGCTTGCGGATATTGATTTGGACAAAATTGATTATCTGCCGGAAGTGAAGGAAAGAATGGAAACCATGACCAACTACGATGAGATTCCAGTTAAATTGAAACGGGGTTTCCGTCCTCCCGTACTGCCGAAGATTACAACAAGAGAAGAGTATGCAGGCATAACCGAGCGTACATACAATCGCTTTGTGTTCAGACCTCCATTGCTTGAAGATGCCATAAACCACGAGAAATATTTTACTGATAGCATAGGTTTTTGGCGGCGTATAGCGATGAGTTGTCTTGAAAGAATCGAGTGTGTGGACAAAAAGGGAAAAGTAACTGACGTGCTCCCCTCTGAATTTCATACCTACTACGGACTCAAGATGTTCAACGAGTATCTGGATGGTATTGACTTGAGAACTATCCGAAATGAATTGATGGAATATCTTCCTACTCTACCTTTTGCCTATTACGAGCCTTGCGGTTGCTCGGAAGCCCGTGAGATTCCTATGGTAATGGACGTGAGCAATTTTTTCTCGGAATGACGTTTTCTCCGTCTGATTATCACTTTTGGCATAAAGAGTACCCCCAGTTTACCCAATGGGCTATGCAAAAGGGTGCTCTTTTTTTACCTAGAGAAACTGCGGAGGAACAGGATAATCAGTACGATTTAACGTCAAAGGCATATATTCTTATGAAACGTCTGGGTCAGGACTATTCCCGTATAATGTGTATGGATTCTGAGGAAAGGGATAAAATATTCCGCATGGAAATGGACCTTATCAGAAAGGAACAAAAACAAAATGAAGAAAAATAGTTATGGCAATACCTAGAGCAACATCGGGCAACAATTCCCAATTCACGTATGATTTCGGAATTACCATAGCCCAAAGTACAGTAAACAAATTGGTGAGATTGACTGGTGCTACGCTTACGCTGGCATCAGCCTATTATGCTTTAAGGACTAATGCCGAGAAGTACGTTGACACATTACGGGAAAATTCCCTCCGCTTCGGTGGCATCCTCTCCACCATGAAAGCTATGGAGGCGGCTCAGAACAGACTTATAAAAGGACAGTCGTTCTTCTCCGTTGACGACCAGCTACGAGGCATGAACTCTCTTATGGCTGTGGGAGTGAAAGTAGGGGAGAACTTCGAGTTTATAAACAAGGCGGCTCATGCTACGGGAAAATCCTATGCACAGTTCGCAAACGCCATATCACAGGGAATACAGGGAAATATGCAGGCTCTAGTTGATATGGGTCTAATGACACAAAGGTCAACAAGGTATTTTGAAAAATATCGTGCCAACACTATACAGCGCCAACAGGCAGTGCTTAATTTCGTAAAGCAACATAAGGGATTGCAGGAACTAATCAAAAACGACTTTCTCACAATACAAGACCAAATGAAAAGGTTAAATGCCAATATGAAAGGATTCCTTACGGGTATTGTGGGAAAACCGAATGACCCTAACAGTCTTTACGGGCAAACTGTGGGTGCTCTTAAATCCGTGGCTGATGCTTTCGCACGAAATTATCAAAGTATCGTACAGTACGGAAAAGGTGTGGGCATAGTTCTCGGTTGGGTTGTCCGTCAAATCGGTCATATAATGGTATGGTTGGGCAGACAGGCTAAACAGGCGGTTAACTTTATTTTCGGTACAAGTGAAACCTTTGTCGAAAGAATGAGGACGCTTGTAGTCGTATTGGAGTTTTGGAAACTGCGGGTTGTTTCATTTTTCAAAACGTACAAGGAGGAAATAAAGACAGTTCTTAAATTGCTTATCGCATATCAGGCTTTGAAGAGTGTGTTTGTCATAAGCAATGCTGCAATCGCTTCCGCAAAGGCTTTCCGTGCTGCATTGATGGCGATTCCGTTATTTGGTGGAAAACGTGGGGTTACTCTTACCTTGGGTAAATACCTTACAACATTTTGGAGCAGATTGAAACTTATCTCCCGTATTGTTACACAGACAGGATTCAAAGCAGCCCTTGACACGTTACTCAGCATAATGAAAATAACCGCCACAGGAAAATTCGTAGGCGGTATAGGACGTTCGCTTCTCTTTGTCGTTTCGATATTGAGAAATCTCCCGGCTATAATAACAGCCGTATGGACTGCCCTAAATGCAACCAATCCCGTGGGCTGGATAATACTGGCTACAACCGCATTTACGGTTCTGTACGCAAAATGTGAGAAATTCAGGAATTTCATAAACCGTATTTTCTCCGGAATAAGGGAATCCATACAGATTGTGTGGAACTCCTTTGTATGGTTGTTTACCCAAGTAAGAATCGGGTGGCAAGGGTTGAAAGACGGTTTTATCAATTATGTTATAGACCCTGTTTCCGAAGCGGTGAAAGGTCTTATCCCCAATATAAATGCCATGTGGGATGCATTTAAGAACAACTCTGTTGTAAAGTGGATGAGGGAAAATATCATAAACCCTATTGGTAAGATAAACAAGTTTATCATGCCTATGGTAAAATGGGCGGCAGGAACTCTTAACCCTGCTATCGGTGCGGTGGATTTTTTCAGAAACACTGATTTTCTACGGAACACTAACAGGGATATTGCTGATGCTGCCCGTGATTTGGCAAACAAGCATGGTTTTGGTGACTATACTTGGGGTGGAAATTCTGTAACTCCTACGGATTCAGTACCTACACCTAACCCGATTATTTCAGGAACTCCACCTGTAAGTCAGAACACTACTGAAAACCAGAGTGTAGTATTGGGAAATGGGGCGGTACAGATTATTGTCCAAAAAGGGGAGAATATTGATGAAAGACGCCTTGCACAGGAGATAAGGCGTGTTCTTAGTGATATTCAACGTGATAACAGAATAAGAGGAGGTGCATAATGCCGGAAATATTTTCATCTACAATGTTCAGACCGTTCTACTCGCTTTTCCGTAGTGGAACGTCAAATGCTTTTTCGGGTGATACCGGAAGAAACCACAGAGGTTACACGCTTACACGTGGGATAATAATCAGTTCCGAGGATTTGAAAAAAAGCCTGTGGGAAAAAGGTTATTTCTTCCAGTTTAACCCACAGACCATATCTGACAATAAGACCACCGAATACGAGGTGCGTCCTTATGCCGGATTACCGTACAACGATTATAATTGGAGCAATGGGGGTGAACGGATAGTAAGTTTCCAGTTATTCTTGGATGATACTCCCCAAAGCCATATTGCCACTTTCCGTCCGGATGTTCTTGCCGACCAGATTGACGGAACCAGTACCAACAAGAACGCTTTCCAGTGGACCAGTTCGGGAGCGTATTCCCGTACACGTGCACATGAGAGAGGGGTGCTTGACAAAGTGGAACTGTTACAGTCTTTCCTCTATCCAGCACCAGTGGATAATGAGGAAACCCCCAAATTCGCACAGGGAGGAGTTGTTTCAATGAACCAGTTCAGACCACCGGCTACGCTTGTGTTCGCACTGGGTCCGATATACTTGGAAGGTGTTTTGAAAAGCGCTCCTGTAAATTACACATTGTTCGATTCGGACCTTACGCCCATAAGGGCAACGGTGGATGTGGAAATAGGAGTGTTTGAGTACCAGAGTTTAACCCATATAATGATACCCGAAAAATGATAAGCCCTAATTTTTATAATACTAAGAACCTTGTTTCCCAGTTTTTGGGGGGCAAGGTTTTGCATTATCCCGTAAAGGATAAAAGCATAACTTATGAGTGGTACAACTACGTTATAAAGGCTCACGAAAATCTGTACACGATAGCCGCAAGGATTTTCGGTGACGGTCTTGAATATATGTGGACGTACATTGCGGATAACAACCCACCACGTATGCCCGATGATTGGAAAACGGGTGATATTATCCGGCTTCCCAGAGTGATAATAAGAGATAGTGATATTCTAACAACAAAATACAGCAATGTTCCAACCGATACAACCTCAGTTTAAGATTCGTCTTTACCCACGTGACAGCCGTCCGCAAGGTAATGACAAGTTCTCTTCCAAGGGATTGAGATACAATGCCGATAAATTCGCTTCCTATATGGACATAGAGGAATGTGTCGCATATCCTGTGGTATATGAGGAAACCGCGGATTTGATTAACAAGCTGACCTTTACAGTTGACAAGCACGCGGATGTCCTTATTTACCGTATGTTCCTAGGAATGTGGATTGTCCTTTTCGGTGGTTACTACGATGGTGACGGTAAAGGAGTGCGGAAAGTTTTCTCCGGCACTGTCACACGTATATACCTTGACTGTCCGGATAACGGTAAAATACGTTTCCGGGTAGAATGTATGGGGTACTCGTTTAACCAGATGGGAAAGGACACCTACAATAATTTCACTTATCCCGACCCTAATAGCAAACGTCCTTTTGCCAAAGGAAGAACAACCATAACGTTGGAAAACCTTATACGCGGAATAGTGGAAGAGTGTGGTATGGTAGTGGGCGAAATATCGCTGCCCTCTGCAAAAGCAGGGGAAACATTCACTTCCACACATATTAGGTATCAAAAAAATATCTCCGATTGGAAATTCTTGTTATCTTTGGCAAAGTCCTATGGATGCACAATATGGACGGAGGTTCGTGACGGTACGGAATACTTCTATTTCGTGGATATAAACAGGGCTGCGAATACGATTAATGATGAGATTTCATTTGTATATCCTTTGCAGGGTGACAAATTGAAAGTGGAAAATGTCAACGCTTCCGAAGTACAGAGATTTTCCGACACAAGGTGGAACCGTCCACGTATAATGAGAAGCGTTTCCGTTACCGAGGATATAGACCAAGCCAATGCTGTGGTTCGTTCATCCTATGACGTGGATATGGAAACGGGTGACGTTAAAATGCAGGTAAGTGAAATCGGTGAGGAAAACGGCAGAAAAGTTATCTATATGTATGAACTTGATGAAGCCAAGGTTGAATACATAAACCGTACCAATCCCGAACTGGCTGACAAGATACGTAATTCGGGAATAACCGATATGAAGTGGAGCAGTGGCGTTCCCATTAAACAGGAATCACCCGAATATGCACGTTACTATTACAAGCAGACCAAGATTGTGGATGCGGAAACCGCTGTTTTTGACCGTGCGTTTTTCGGAATAACCGTGGAAGCTACGGTTAATCAGGATTTGGATATACGCTCCCAAAGGTCTTATCCGATACGCGGAATACTACGGTATGACACAACAAACCATACCAGCCGTTATTTTTTAAGAGCCTTGCGCCATGTGTGGGATTCCAATGGAACCAGTACCGAATTAGAATTTATACGATGATTGAATTTTACAGACTTACAGGAAAAAGTGACGGGGATAGAATACAGGTAAAAGCCCGTACAGGTGAGGAAATGTACGCACCCATGATTAATGTGGGTACGTCCACTTCCGTACCTACACAGAAATGGCTGTTGGAGAACAAGGACAATTTCATTGCCCTAGTTTCTTATGAGCGGGATTCGTTTTCCCGTCCTCTTATTATAGGATTCTATCCCGTCAAAGGTGCAAAATCTTCCGATTTCGATTTGATGCTCAAGGTTATGAACCTGTTTGATAATCTCCTTGAGCATCTGTTACAGGCAAAGACCAATACGATGATGGGTCCGCAGATGTTCTTCCCGGATACCATACAGAAAATACAGGAAACGAAAGTGAAGCTGGAGGAACTTAAACAAGAACGCTTAGAGATAAACAAATAATGGAAACTGTTGCACTGTTATATGAAGATTACCAGAAGGAACTTGCAGAGGATTTCAAGAACACCTTTTTAAAGCGTGCTTCCGATACCGATTCAAGCAGGTCTAATGATACGGTCATTGACGAAGTTACAGATATGCTGTCAACCAACATAGCCGTATATACGGAAAAACTTCTCCAGCGATGGGGATTCTCTTCCGGCGGTGAAGGTGGTGGCGGTGGTGATGTTACCGTAACTCTTGATGATTTGTTGAAAAAATACCTTTCGGATAACTACGTCACAATAAAGGGCGACCAAGAAGTTTTCGGTGAAAAGGACTTCCGTAAGGGAATACGTATTGCAGGAAGAAGATTATACTGGGATGAAGGTAATGACGCACTTGTAATTGAAGGTGCTGCATATACTACCCGATGGTTGTCCGCTAAAGGAGTGTCACCGGGTGGTGGAGGTGCAGGAAGTGGGGGTGCTGCTGCCATGTACCAATTGATAGATGTAAGCCCTAATGATACCAAGGATGCCGTACTCGGTGCGGAAAAGGATTATGTACTTACATTTGACGGGAGTTTCTGGAGAGGTATGCCCAATAAGGGAGGTCTTTCCAGCAAACTTTTTACTGCCCTTGACAAAGAGGGGAACGAAGTGAATCCGGATGATGAAAATGCGGAAATATATGCCATACGTGCCAATTATTCCCTGTGGTCTGTGGGATTCCTGTCTGCCAAAGGTATATCTGATGGAGGAACAGGAGGCGGTGGTGGAGGTGCAGTAGCCCTGTACCAGTTGCTTGACGTGGAGAAAAATGCTGATATAACAGGTGTGGCAGGTGCTACAAAAGGCAGCGTACTCACATTTAACGGTGACAAATGGTATGCGGACAAGCCTAAAACCGCTGCCGGAATAAGCAATCTGTTCACCGCACTGGATAATGATGGAAATGAGGTTGACTTAAATGATGAATCAAAGCTAGGCACTATAACAAATATACGTGCCAATTATGCGTTATGGTCTGTGGACTGGATTTCCGCAAAGGGAAAATCTTCCGGCGGAAGTGGCGGAGGTGGTGGTCTTATCAACCTCGTCTACGGATTTGAATCACTGGGAGGAACGTTTGACAACAACGACAATTCGGCTACTTTCAACGCTTTCACCATAAATGAGATTTGGAAACTTGCAAGTTCGGGGCTTACCAATGTAACGGTTACAGGTTCGGGTAATGCGGTAACGGATGTCATAAAAGGTTCTGATGGACGTTCTCTTACATTCACCAAAGGGAGCACATTTGCCACTAAATCGGAATTTGATGCACTGAATACCAAGTTTAACGACTTTCTTACCGGAAGTGATGCGGATGATATTATAAACAAGTGGTCTGAGCTTGAAGTTTTCCTGCAAGGCATGAAGGAAAGTGATAATCTTGCGGTCATATTGCAGAGTAAAATGGACAAAACAGCGTTCAGCAAACTTTTCACTGCACTGGATGCTTCGGGTAATGAGGTTGACCCGTCTGACGATACAAAGACAATTGCGTCCATACGGGCTAATTTCGGTTTTTGGGGTGTCGATTACATATCTGCTAAAGGAGTGTCAAAGGGAAGCGGTGGTACAGGAGGGGCTTCCACATTGTACCAACTGGTTGACGTTTTGGCTAATGACACTGAGGACGGTGTTGAAGGTGCTGCTGCCGGAAAGGCACTGGTATTTGACGGAACTCATTGGAGAGCGGGAGATGCTGGTCTTAATGAGAGCCAGCTCTATTCATACCTTACAGCTAATAAGTATCTTACACAAAGTGCTGCTGATAGCAGATACGTAACATCCTCACGGAAAGTCATTGCCGGAACTGGTTTGTCCGGCGGCGGTGCTCTTACTTCCGATGTAACCTTATCACTGGGTACTTCGGGAGTTGTTGCAGGTACGTACACCAAGGTTATGGTAGATGCTTACGGAAGAGTTACTTCGGGAACAAACCTTTCCGCTACGGATATACCTAACCTTGACTGGTCTAAGATAACCACTGGGAAACCTACAACTCTTGCCGGGTATGGGATTACTGATGCCGTTACCTTGACTACTGCTCAGACTATTTCGGGAAGAAAAACGTTTAGTCAGAACATAGTATTCAACAATAACGGTGGTATAACATATACTGATTCAAATGTAGTATTAAGAAACTCAGACGGTCATACAATACTAGCTAGCTTTGGAAATGGCGAAATAAACCTAAGACCTAATGGACATAATAATACGGAAGGTGCTGTTTGGATTAATAAGAAAGGAAATGTTCAAGCACCGTCAGTATCAACAAATACCATTACGATAGGAGATGCCCAGCTTGTTTATGATTCAAAAAACAAGGCTCTGAGAGTGAAACATAGGACAGACGGAAATACGGTAGGATTCTACTCGGACGGTTGGATTACGGCTCTTGGAGTGCAGACAGGTGGTAGCGGTGGTGGCAGCGGTGTTGTAAATACCGTTTACAGCTTCGCAAACCTTACTGACGGCACAACCTTTTCCGATTCAGACCTTGACAATACGTTTAATGCGTACACGGTAAAAGAAATTTGGAAAATGGCGAAAGAAGGTGGTGGAATAAAGAACATCGCCCAGTCGGGGAGTGGAAATGCCATAACAGACATGACACTTAGTTCTGACGGAAAAACCATTACTGCTGTATTCGGGGAAACATTCGCAAGGCAACAGGACTTAGGCACGCTTAACAATACCGTAACACAACTTAGTAACAAACTGAACAATTTCCTTGAAGGGCTTACAGGAAATGATACCTTAACCGAACTTCTCGCATTGAAAGCGGACAAGACCATAACGATAAGCGCAGGAACAGGTCTTACGGGAGGTGGAAACCTGTCTGCAAACCGCACATTGTCACTAGCCACCACAGGGGTGAAGGCTGGTACATATACGAAAGTTACTGTAGACACCTACGGGCGTGTTACAGTCGGTGATAATCCTACCACTTTGGCAGGGTACGGGATTACGGACGCATATACTAAAACCGAGGCTGACGGGAAATATGTAACTATTGCCACGCCCCAAACTATTACGGGGCAAAAGACTTTCACTAAGAACATCGCAATGAATAGCGGTATAGGTCTGTCTTACAGTGGAAATACTGTTTTCAGAAACACTTCGGGGAACACTGTTATTTCAAGTTATGGAGATTCGGGGATGCTCTATTTCCGCCCTAATGGGGATACATCTGATGTCGGAGTAGTGCAGATAAACAAACAAGGTCATATCAATGGTGTTTCTGCGGGATTTAAAGGTGGTGTGTCTGCTGCCCGTCTTAGCGCAACTGAATATGTGCAGATTGGAGATGCCTATCTGAAATGGGATGCAGCGAACAATGCCGTGTACGTGATTAAAAAAGACGGTACAACTCCTGTGGGATTTTACTCTACTGATTGGCTGTCCGCTAAAGGAGTGTCTATATCCGGAGTACAGACAGGAACACTTGCCGACCTTAATGACGTGGAAATAACTGACCCTGTAAACGGACAGGCATTGAAATACGACGCTGCGTCAAAAAAATGGGTGAACGGAACCATTGATTCTTTCAACGTAAATCAGATGTGGGCTGAATTGAAAAAGGCTGATTCAAGTAAAATCATAGACGCAAGTCATATCCCTACTTCCGTATTGGACGGTAGATGGGTTACTATATCTACTAACCAAAATATTACGGGGCAGAAAACATTTACGCAGCAATTAAAGTCAACTGTCGCCACAGGGTTATCACCTTTGATAGTTTCAAGCAATACGCTTGTTAATAATTTAAATGCAGATTTACTAGACGGTTATCATCAATCTTCATTTTTACGGGCAGATGGTGTTAACCAATATGTAATACTTTCCGGCGGTGACGGAAATAATGAAGGGTACAGATTGGTATTTGAGGGTACTGTGACGGGTGGATGGTCTATTAACAGCATGACACTTCTAGTAAATAGTAGGCACGCAGGTACAGGTATGATAAGTATTGTATTTCATACAACGAATCAAGAGAGTACAAGTTATGTTGGGTCTTTGAATTATTACGGAAGCACTATTTCACTTGGTGATACAATGTGGAGATTATTCTATAATACTACAACCAAGAAAGTAAGACTGTTTTGGCGTTTTTATGATTACAGTGATTGTCAAGTATCAATCTTAAATAGACGTGGCATTACCACAAACATATCCAACAAGACTTGGTACACTACTATACCGTCAGATAGTGGCTCAGAGCTTCCAGCATATTATAACTGGGCTAGTTCCGCTCACGCTCTTGCCACCTCCCGTACCCTTTGGGGTCAGCCTTTCAACGGTACGGCTAACGTAAGCGGAAACATGACGGGTGTTGGTAGCATTAACATGAGCGGTCAGCTTACTTCTACCGTAGCAAGTGGCACGGCTCCATTTATTGTGGTAAGTAATACTGTTGTGGGTAATCTTAACGCAGACCTTCTTGACGGAGTACATTTAGCAGGACTTAGTGGAAGAGAGGGTGTTATGCGTTCTTGGCTTAGAGGTAGATACACTACTGTAAACCAATATTTTGGAAATGGAAACGTAGTTACTATTGACCCTAAACCTACGGATGATGCTACCCTATCTGCAAATACTACTGTGCTAAGTCTAGGTGACGTTCCAACAAGAAATACTCAGTTAGCTTTCCATTATGATACAAACACGATTAAATACAGAAGGCATGATGATTCAAAGTGGAATGATTGGGTTGTGTTAATACATAGTGGAAACTACGCCAGCTATTCTGACGGACGCTACGTAAAGAAAGCAGGTGACACCATGACGGGGGATTTGACGATGAACAATACCAAAGGATTCAATATCGGATGGTCAACTAGAGTGGTTAAGACTTCGAGTGTTTGGATTCACGGTGGTAGTGATACAGCTTCTTCAACCGATGCAAATTTACGTTTCGGCTCATGGCAAGGTATAGGCTGGTATCCCACAGTAAGCGGACAAACCGTTGCACAAGGGAAAAACGCCATGTGGCTAAATGTTAGAAACGGAAATTTGGATACACATGGTGCTATTACTGCCCATACTAGTTATCTTGCTGCAAACTGGGATTCGGCTAGACGGTTGGTATTGGGCGGTGGAAGTTCATGTGCTTGGATTGATTTAAGAAATTCAAGCGACAACAGTGTGTTGAATAGCATTGTTTTATATGACAGCTATACAGGAACTAGTAAAGAAATGCGTGCCCCGTATTTTAAATCTACCGTAGGCACAGGTACACAGCCTTACCAATGCAATTCCACAACGTTGAACTCTAATTTAAATGCGGACTTGTTTGATAACTGGCACTTGAATTTCTTCCCTAGAAATTACAATAACGCTAGAACTTATGCAGTACAATTTGCTAAAGGTGGTACTGATAATAATTGGAGAAAGATATTTGCTTGCTCTGAATCGGAAACCGGACCATATAAGTCAGTAACGGTTTGGGGTCAGATATGGTATGCCTATGGAAATCATGCACAGTCAGAAGTATTTAATTATCACTTCTGTGCCATATTTTATATGAGAAGTGGCCCTAGTTCTTCTGATAGCAGTGTGGGAAATGTTAAAAATTCAGCACGCCTTTATCTCCCCACATTTGCAAAAGGAATGGATAATATCCGTCTTGTACGTGTAGGAACAAACAATTTTGAATTGCAGGTGCGTCAGATTGGTCCATATCACAATGGGCATATACAATATCAATTTTGGTCTTCTGGGTGTAACGTTTCCGCATGGGAAAATCTGCAATCCACATCCAATACGTCTGTGGCTGTATCGGCAGAAGGTGCTTCTACATTGGCTGACAGTAGGGCTTCTAGTGCGGATGTGCTTACTACTTCGAGAACTTTGTGGGGCAGACCGTTCAATGGTTCAGCGAACATTGACGGGAATATAGACAATGCGGCAGTAATAACTTCCAAAGGTGGTATTTGGCTAGATTTAAAAGGTTCCTCAGGAGTTGCATTTTACGCAGGAGGTTCTCTTTGTGCAGTAATGAATACTACGGGAGTTGGAATAGGAACTAGTTCACCGTCACAAAAATTGCACGTAGCAGGAAATATCATAGCCACTGGAGCAATTACAGCCAAAGCGTCCTCTTCGGATATAAGACTGAAAACCGATATACAGGGTTATGACGCTATGGGTATTATCCGTAAATTCCGGAGTGTGAAGTATCACTGGAACGCTATTGCCAAGGAAAATTCCGAAGTGTTCAACCATGATAACTGGAATTACGGTCTTATCGCACAGGATTTGCTTTCCGGCGGTTATAGTCAGTGGGTGAAAGACGCTTTCAATGACTACTATACCATAGATTATGAAAGACTTATCCCCGTTGTATGGAAAGGTTTGCAAGAAGTTGATGATGAAGTCACAAAACTGAAAAGAGAAGTAGCTCGACTCAATAAGAGAGTTAAGGAGCTTGAAAAATCCCTGTGTGCATAAACAGGGATTGCTTTTTGCGCTTTTTGGATAATATTGTTATATTTGGAACAAATAAAAAACCATTATATGAAAAAGATAATTATTTGGCTGGCAAAAGTATTCCATGTGGAACTTCCCAAAGCGGAAGTAATTAAGGAATATAAATGGATTCCCCTGGATGGTAAAATTACTGGGAATGTTGTCATTGAGGGAGATGTATTGATTAAGGGAAATGTAGAGGTTACGGGTAATCTTACCGCTACCGGATATATTACCGCAAGGGGTTCGGATTCTGAAATAATTGCGCTTTATGAAGGGAATGTTTAATTTCGGGCTTCTTGGTATAAGAAGATTAAAGAAGAAGGGTTCTTCTCCCCAACCCCCTGCTAATGATAAGTTTACATATAGTTTACCATTAAAATTAGACTAAATATGGGACATTCTAATGGAAAAATAACTGCACCTGTGGGCATTGATGCTGACATAGCACCTGTTTTGGGTGTGGGAAGTTATGATTTGGGGTACTTATGCTCCAATGCTCATGGAAAAATAAACCCGTGGGCACGGTACAAGCCTGTACGTTACGAAAGTCTTGCACCGGGTGAAAATGAAAATGAAAAATGGTGGCAAGGATGGGATGGAAACTGTGGTATAATGCCTAAAAGAATTTCAAGTTATCAGGATTCCGTTAATTGGGCAAATGGAAGTATGAACGGATGGGAATACACCCCACCGACAGGTGGTAAGTTTCCATTTCGTGCCTTAGATTTTGATGGGTATAATCATAAAGCCAGAGCACCAATTGGCAATTTTCTTGTTCCCTCTCAGGCTACAAACCAATTCACAAGTAGCTCTTTCACTGCTTCATGTACCATTATGATGCCCTCAGAAGGTTCCCAATTGCTGGATGAGCTTAACATAGGGGATATTTCAACCGTAAAGGATTGCTATTTCGGAATATATGCGAAACAACGTAGTGGAAATCAGGGTAGAAGAGTTACGGCAAAAAATAAAATAGGAAGTGGGTATGCTATGGTGGAAATGATAACTTATGGTATGCCTACGGGAACTTGGGATGTTTACCCTTTTCTCTGTACGGCAATTCTTGAGCAGAACGCTTCTGATGTAGCCAATGACTGCTATTCAATACCTTTGTTATCAAGTAAGTCAATAGAGATTATTTCTTCTTATGTAAGCATTACCGTGCTTGCCGGACTACTTCCATCAATAGCTGGAAATACTACGGTTACTATAAGAGTAAGAAACAGTTCGTCAGGTACAATCACTTTCAGGAACAATGCTTGGCGGACACGTTTTATAAATAAGGATTTCAAAGACCCATTGGTAATGGGAGAACAATATGGCAGTATATCCGATTTTGATGTTCCTGCCAGCACTACCAAGGAAATGGAGATAACAGTATCGGTTTCGTCACAATTGGTTCAGGCTAAGAACGCCAAATTGTGGGTAAGTCTTAATAGGGCAAGTTACATAGACAGCTCCATATTCATGGTGGCTCCCGACCAATAAAATAATAAGTTATGAAAAAAGTGGATGTATTAATCAAAGGTAATCTCTGCTGCTCGGCAGCAGGGGGGGGGCTGATTGCTTGCCGGCAAATTCCCTCTGACTATGATGTAAGCGGGGCTGTCACTATTGAAGGTGACGCCCGTTTTACTTCTATTGATGTAAAGGACAAGACTGTCCTAGTTCTGGGTCATATAACCGCTTTGGAGAAAGGAGGTAACAATGGCTCATTCTAACGGAGTGATTACCGCACCTGTCGGTATAGATGCTGATATAGCTCCCGTACTGGGAGTAGGTAGTTATGACTTGGGTTATCTTTGTTCCAACGCCCACGGGAAAATAAATAAATGGAGCTATATAAAACCTAAGGAAGCCAATACTCCAGACTTTAACAATGCCAATCTTCCGGGTCTTATCTATGATTCAGTAAACAAGACCATAGTATATGATGCCCCGAAAACATGGTACAGGGCATTAGACTTTGACGGTTACGACCATAACGCCAAGCCTCCTACAATAGACAATGAACTGTTACTTAATCCTGTAAGTTCTACTGCTGTAAGATGGACACTTACAATAACTCCTTACTGGGCAGACCCTAGATATAATTGGGGGAGTATCTTAGGTGGGTTTACATGGGCTAACATGAAAATAAAGGTAGAAGTCTACAATAAAAACAATGTTCTTGTAGATTCCGGAACGTTTACTGTAAGCGATATTGCCGATACAGGTAGGGTTTCCTTGGAGTTATTAAGAAATGGACTGATAGTTTTTGGAGATACATTTATTTATCTTAAAGGGTATTTCTGCGACTATAACGGGAATGTTCTCTGTATGATTCCCAGTTCTTCTGACGGACTTGTAAAAAAGCCCATAGTTGTTACACAGAGTTTGTACATCTATATTGGAGAAACTACCGCCAATGCTTCGGGATTTGCTGTTACAGGTTCTCTTGTGGGTGGTGATGGAGGTACTTCCGCACAATGCCGGCTTAGCGTTACCAATAATACTTCCAGTAATTATGTGGCTTCCGCTGGTAGACCTTATGCACGGTATAGATGGAGGGCTAAAGACGGTTCCTATACAGGCTCATGGTCAGGAAATATATCCATGCCATCATGTGCCAACATACCAAAATCTTTCACCCGTATGGACACAGTGGATGCAGGAAGTCCACCGTCTTATGGAAATGTAACTCAATGGTACATAGATTATCAAGTAGTTATGTATTAAAAAGAAAAAGCCCACCTAATAAGTGGGCTATTTTTATGTATTAACGTATTCTGGGTCTGGACCGCTATCCTTTTTCATTCTAAGGATAACTGGCTTGATTCGGCTCCATTTATTAATCTTGCCATGGATGTTGGAACAAAGACAGGTAATAATTTGGTGATAACAGATTTAATTTATTATATTTGTGGAGTTATATAGGCACATTCTAAAGTAAAAATTATGGAAATTAAATTCAATTCGTTACAACAGGCGACTATCGGAGTATCGGGTAGTGATATTACCTATGAATGTACAGGTAATGCCAACATTTCTGGAAACGTCCTCAATACATTTGAAGGAGGTAACATTACAAAGAAAGGTGATGGAACACATCTTGCGACTTTCAGCTCTTTCAGAGATGGACAAATGAGTATAAATTTTGAAGGCGGTTCTCCGGAGGACTGGCCCAATCTTATAGAGGTTGCCAATACTTTCCTGTCCGATTTAAGAGAAAAGGTAGGCACTATTGATGTAAGTACAATGAAAATTTAAACTAAATATTGATTATGGCTGAAACTAAGAAAGAAAAAGGATTGACGCTCACAAAAGGAGAAACCATCCAGTTGGCTGCAACCTTAAAAGAGTTACATTATGGTAGCCTGTCCTCTGACGGGGCAATGAAATTATTGAAGAACACCCTTAGTGTATGCAAGGAACAGGATGCTGCCGAAAAGGCGCAACAGACTATTGTCAAAGGTTTCCGTACCGATGAATACAAGATGTTGAGCGAAAAGGTGCAGCAGAATGACGCTACGGAAGAGGAAAAGAAAAAATTCGATTCCTTGAACCGCACGGCAATGAACAAAATCAATGAACTTACAGATATTCTGTACAATGAAGAGGTAACTCTTGAAGTACAGAAATTCACCGATGAGGAATTTGATAAAATCCGTGAGGCTAACAAGGATAAAGTTACTAACGGTGGATTTGTCACCATTTACAAGTGGCTATGCTAAAAGGATTACAAAGCAGGTTTCTGTTGGTTGATGGCAAGTTCAACCTTACTTCCGGAGTGGAGAAGCATAAAGACAGCATTTGGTTTTATTGTGTGTTTGATACTTTTCGTATTTATGCTTCCGATTTCGGGGCAAAATTTGTCAACTTCTTACAGAAACCGGCTTCCTTTTTCGTAATGAACAGGACACTTATAATCGGTAACTTGCAGAAAGGAATCAAGAAATACATTCCCGGCGTTTCTGTAAAGACCATTGATGTAGGATATTTCGCCAATGACAGGACTGAATATCACTTGAAAATCGAATATACTTCCACGGATGATAAACAGAACAAGATTGATGATGTGACTTTCGTATAACCGGCTGTTGTGATTTGCTGTTGTGACTTGCTTCAAATTTAAACTATAACTTTACTATGGCTCAGACAAAGGAAGAACTTTTAAAATACTTCGCCAGTCTTGACGTGGCACGCTTGCAGAAATTGCAGAACTATTCCAAACTGCTCATAATTCCGGAAGAGGATTTGCTCTCAAATGCCACCATGTCACAGATGGTTCAGAAAGCCCACTCTCTGGCTGATTCCCTTTTTCCCGAATGGACTGACCGCAGCGAATCGGACTTCGGAGAGTTCCTAGTGGAACTGTTCGCCATTTTTTCGGAAAAGGATTTTTGGTATCTTAACGCTTTCGCCAATGAAAGCATATTGAGAAAAATGCGTTCTTACAGCAATGCTTTTTCCAAGGCATCCTCTATGGGTTATCAGGCTATCACCTGTAAGAGTGCTTCGGCTAGTTTCAATGTACAATTCGTTGCCGGACCTGCTGCCACATATCACAGGGGCGACCTGCTTGTAAGTGTGGGTGACAGGAAATTCACCAACTGGGATGAGTTTTCATTGCCTGTAAATGCTGCCAGCACCACCAAACAGATTACTTTGCATGAGGGTACACTTTATGCAGAGGATTTCATGTTCAGCGGTTATTCGGTACTGGTAAGAAAGGAGAATATTGATATAAACAGCATTTCCGTGGTTATTGACAATATAACCTACACACGGGTGAACAATTTCGGGTTCTCATCTCCCGAAAGCACGCATTACCTAGTCATTCCGGAAGAGGACGGTTCCGTTGGGATATTCTTCGGTGACGGTACTTATGGAATAAAACCACCCATAGGAAAGGCTATCCATGTCGAGTACAGGAAATCAAGCGGTGCTGACGGAAACCTGTCTGTCCAGAACGCTTCCGTACTGGATTCCCTTGCATCACGCAGCGCAACTTCCGTAACCATGCTTACGGCTTCCACTGGAGGTACTGACGCGGATACATTCGCTGCCATACGTGAAAAGGCTCCCACTTATTTTGCCACAAAACGGGCTGTTATCAATGAGGAAATCGCTGAAAAGACACTCAACAATTTCCCGTTTGTACATAAGTCCAAGGTAAAAGTAATGGGTAGACAGGTAAGTTACATGGTTATTCCTACTTCGGGTAATGCAGAACTTAATTCTTCCGAGCTTTCCATGCTGAATACGGAATTTGTTCCCTATGTTATGGGCGGTTATGAGGCTAACCATGCAAACAACCAGTATGTGAATCTTCTTACAGCACTGGGTGCTACAAAATTCATAGTGGACGCTGTTGTCGCTCCCGGCTATGATATGGCTTCCATACGTAGCGGTATCTTGCAGGTGATAAGCGATGTCACCAATCCTTTGGTACGTGCGGAGTATGGAGTGGGCATAACCAAATCGGGTCTGGATATTCTTATCCGTTCCTCTGTTGCCGGAGTTCAGAACTGTACGTTCAAAAAACTTTCAGGAAGTTCGGAATCAATAATTCCCGAAGTTAGTTTAGGAGAACTGGAGATTTTCAGTACAATTGACACATCTAAAGTGGAGGTAAGATTAAATGTCGTTTAAAAGTAACATACCGGAACAGGTGCTTGCACACCCCAATACGAGAAAGTTCGTTTCCGTGATGGATGGGGTAAATGAAGTGAAATCGGATATTATTTTCACTTCATTACGTGCATATAATCCGGCACTTCTCCTTGATAAGAACTGGCTGCTTAAACGTCTGGGTGACTATGGGGTTGATTTCATACCTATGGAGTTTCCGTTACCTGTTATACAGCAGTTTCTTCTTAATGCGGATATTATCCTTGGCACAAGAGGGAGCAAAAAAGGCGTTGAACTGTTTCTTAGCGTAATGACACTGGGAACGGTATCGGTAAATTTCAATTCCTTTTATGCAGACCCACAGGTGTTGCTTCTCAACTCCCTTATACAAGGGCATATAGTAGGTGACACGACAGACCCCAAGTTCTATCTTATAGGTAACTCGGATATAATAAATCCTGCGGTTACTTTCTCGGCTACGATAAACAGCAAATATTTCGGTACTTCATATAAGGATATTATTGTAAGTACAATAAAAAAGGTGCTTCCGTCATGGTTGGGTTTCAGTCCTAACAAGACCATAAACATTACCACCAATACGGCAAGCAGCTATTATTTTCATCCGTTACTAAATCCGTATTTTGTATGAGTGCAATCATAGAAAGAGCGTTCAATAAGACGCAGAAAATTATCCGTGCGGTTTTCAGAGGTTCCCCTAACCTTATAACCACATCGGATTTGAACCGGCAGTTCGAGAGCATGAGGTATCAGGCTGACCGGATAGACGAACGTATCGGTGTAGTTAGCGACCTCTCACTTAAAGTGGAAGTTGAGGATAATACTTGGACTATCACACCGTCATTTACTTATCTTGAAGCCAAAGGTCTTGCTTTCAGTCCGGCAAAATCGGCTGTTTCATTGTTTAGCGAGAGTGGGGTTTATCTTTGCTTAACTGCTGATACTGAAACAGTTACGTATGCTTCGGACTTTAGCCATGAAATTGCCGGCGCATCATTTTCAGACGGTACTTCTATGGCTTCCGCAGACCAGTTGGTGTACAAGAACGAGAGTATAGTGGTTGTAAAAGACCCGTCCACGATTAATAATTTGGTAGCCGTTCTGGCACGCTGCACAAAGGATGCCACAATCATTTATGCCATACCTAACAGGTCTACCATACAGGACTACGTGAAATCCGTGGTTAATCCTCTTTTAAGCAGAATACAGGTTCTGGAAACGGCTATTATAAATACCGTTACCGTGGGAAGTATAATGATGTGGAACAAATCCCTCTTGGGAAAAGTCACTATCGAGGATATAAAGAACTCCATTCCTTATGGCTTCGTTCCCTGTCACAGACTTATGTTGGGTTCTGCCACAGCCAATACCGAATTTGCGGCATGGTCTGCCTACTGTAAGGAACTGGGATTCACGATAACAATGACCGGAGGTTCCACATATTCAATCAATTTCGCACAGATTTCAGGAGTTCCGCTTATGGACGGACGTTTCCCGTTGGGTCCTAATACTGCCTACACTTTGGGTTCTACCGGAGGTAATGAATCCGTTACGCTTACTGAGAGCCAGCTTCCACCGCATACCCACGTATATTCCGGAACAAACAAGGATGTCGGCAGGTCTTACAATTTCACCAAGGCTAACGGTAAATCTGGAACTTATTCCAAAACCCAAATTGCGGAAAATGGTTCGGGAGCGGATGGTAACGACAACAGAAGTGCGGCTTCCGAAACCACATCCACAGGTGATGGCGGTGCAGTTAATATAATGCCTCCGTATCTGGCGCTTTACTTTATTATAAAGATAAAATAGGTTTTTCCGGCATTTGTTTGTTTCAAAAACTTTTGTATCTTTGTATTGGTATTTGATGCTAATTCTCTATGTCTTTATCTAAGGTTGGACCCAGTGATGGGTCTAGCCTTTATATTTATATATCATATAATATTAAAAACGAAATTATTCACTCTAAATACTTATTGCGAAGATGGAAGTTGGAAGTAGCTTGATTTTAAGCAGTGCCGAAATAGCAGCTTTGGGTAGTACGGTTGACGAGGTACTTGAATCATTAACCTTACCCAATCCCGAATATCAGAACAAGATACGTTTCGGACGTAATAAGAAATTCTATTCAACCATACCCAAGACTCTCTGTTATGTATCACGTGAGGGTTCCGACTATGTTTTACCTCGTTACTATTTCGGTGAACTTGGAAAGTACGGTAATGAGGGAAGGAACATTGACGGAAAATTCAAATTCGCACTACGTGATTACCAACAGACCTTTTGGGATGAAAACAAGAAACATCTTGAGGAAAGTACCGGAATACTTCTTGAGGGTAAGTGCGGTAGTGGTAAGACAATAATGGGATTATGGATTTCCCTTGAACGTGGAAAACAGACCCTTGTACTGGTTCCTACTTACTACCTTGCGAAACAGTGGCAGCAGAGAATATCCGAAGCGACCACCTGTTCCAGTATTGTTATAGGCAGTTCCGATACCGAGATTCCCGTTGACAAGGATTTTACCATAGTTGTTATGGACTTGTTCTCATGCAGGGTTCTTCCGGAAGAACTGGTAAGGAATGTCGGTCATGTAATAATGGATGAAGCCCATAGAATCGGTGCTGAAACCTATTTACCTATCCTAAAGGAAATTCCGGCTAAATACCGTACTGCACTTACGGCTACTTTCAGACGTGCCGATGGGGTACACCGCATACTTAAATATCACTTCGGGCTACATTTGGTTATGGCTAACGAGTTTCCAAGACCTCATGTTTACGCAATACGTACAGGTGTTACCATTGACAAGATATTCTCCAGCAAGATTCCTCATGAAAGATTTTTCCGCTTCATGGATGAAAACGGTCTTAAATACCATGAATCTACGGGTGCTGTCGAGTTCAAGGCTACCGACCGTCTGAAAAAACTTATTGAAATGTGGCCCACAAAAAACGTGGATAAACAGGAGTTGCGCAGGGTAATGAAAAAGGCTACCGACCTTAGTTATCCTGTTATTGACGGGTATCTGAACGACCACTCAGGAAGAAGAAAACTTATGATTAACCTTATAAGGAAATGTCTTGATGCCGGAAGAACCGTACTTTTCCTCTCCAAGAGAAAGGACACCCTTAAGGCTCTTACCGAATTTTTTTCCGCTTATAAGCCCATGCTTATCATATCTGAAACCAAGGAGCGTACACCCGAAGAGGAAGCGTACCTGCAAAATGAGTGCCGGCTTATATTCGGAGTGACACAACTTGCGAAAGAGGGTTTGGATATTGACCGTATTGATACTCTTATCATACATTTGCCCATGAAAGACACGGAACAAGCCATAGGGAGAACCACACGTATTCACCCAAACAAGAAATACCCTGTGGTGTTCTATCCATTGGACAACTGTCCTCTTACTTATGCCACTTTTAGCAATGCGCAGAAGTTTTTCAAGATAAATGCCGAGTATAAGGGCATCCGTAGTATTCAGACCATAGATACGGTTTTGTAGTTGGAAATTTTCCCGGCATTTGGCAATATATTATATATTACTTATATTTGTTCCTGTTAAAATCGTAGTAGTTTTATGGTAGTATTAAGAATTGTGCAGGAACTGACCAAGATGGTCATGTTCATTCTTCTTTGGGGTACTCCCCCACTTATGGCATGGGTTTATTCCTGTGCGTTTTATCTACTTTTGTATTTTGTTTCCATAATCGGAACATTTATTCTTTTCTCTCACTTTGAAAAACTGGAATATGGAAAAACCAATAAGACCTAACAGACGTGAAAGACGTTTGTTATTGCGAAAAGGAAAACGTGGTGAGGAATACACTACGTATGTGGATAATAAGGGAAACGAGTTCGATTATAAAATCGCAGCCAAACTTTCCTCTTTCCTTAACATCATGTGGGGGTGCACCAAAAGGGGTTTCCCAGTGGTTGTTCCCTATCTTAGATATAATGCTTGGGCGTTCTATCCTTTCTTTTTTATACGTAAAAACGTGCGGAAAAATTTCCAGCAATCACTTACGCTAATCAATCACGAAAGGATTCATGTCGTCCAGCAAAGGGATATTCATGTAACAATAAGCCTCCCCCTTGTGTTTCTTTGCTGTCTTGCCGAAGCATTTGGATGGTTCAATCCTTTTTATTTACTTTGCTGCATCCCTTTCACGCCTACAATATTATACGGTGCTGAGATGATACGTTCCTTTCATAATTTGGTAATGAGGGAAATGGTATCGGGCTCACCGATTACATTTGAAAAAGTCCGGGCTAATACTTGTTTCGAGCGTGAAGCCATAAGCAGAAGTACCAACCTTGATTATCTGATACAAAGAAAATTTTGGGCGGTAGCCGATTATTTCTAATCAAAAGACAATAAACCAATTTTAAATAACAGATATATGAAAAAGTACATTGGAACAAAACAGATTGAAGCTGAACCTATGACAAGAGGTGATGCGTGGGGAAAACATCTTCTTAGAGAAAAACCGTCAACGGAAAATTTCGATGATGAGGGCTATCATGTCCGTTATGAAGATGAGTACGAAAGTTGGAGCCCGAAAGATGTGTTTGAAAAGGCATATAAGATTGCAGAAACACCAGTTGACCGTATGCAGATAGAAGCCGAAGAACTCAATGGAAGATATGTAAAGTTAGCCGCTTTCATAGATTCAGGAAAAATGGATGAAGTAGTTAATGATATATACAACAAGTGTTTACTGGAAATGCAGTGTTGTACAATGTTCGACTATATACGGCTTCTTGATACTCGCATACAGCGTATGCAAGGTTCTGATGGTGCAAAAGTAATAAAGATGAACTTTGGTATGGCTATTATGGCTCTCAAAGCAGGTTTTCCAATTCGTAGAAGCGGTTGGAACGGAAAAGGATTAATGGTGTTCAAGCAAATCCCGGCTCATATAGAGAGTGATGTTATTCCAAAGATGCAATCTCTTCCGCAATCAGCAAAAGACCTTATTATAAAAGGCAAAGGTTTCATTGACTATACGAGTCAATGCCTTATTTACAACGAGAACACCGGGCGTGCTGATTCATGGGTTCCGTCTATCAGTGATGTGTTTGCCGATGATTGGGAAATTGTTCTTTCCTAATATAAGAATACGCAGATATAGGTGTGGTTGGAAATCTTCCATTTGTTTGGATTCTCCCTACCATAACCTATTATGCGTAGGTTCTTTTTACTGCATGATTTGCCCTAGGAACAAAGGGGTGCTCAAGATACTCAATCTTAAATTTATAAAGTGTATGAAAATTAAGTCTGCAAATATTAGGGCTGAAAAACTTATAATTACCGACAGCTCCACAAAAGAGGACTACAAGAAGGTTCTTTCCCTTAATGTAGGGGATGTGTTCAAAGTTGAAGGTGACTATGAAACGTGCCTAGCACGCATTGAGGAAGTACGTGCCGAAACTGAGGGTTCTCCCGAAACGTTCGGAGTATGTCCTATAACTCCGGGCACTTCCTTATTCACTGTCTACGGACCACAGCATCTTATTGTTACTGATAAGATGTAAAGTCAGCATTTTGTCCGGCATTTGGACATTTTAAAAACAAAACGTATATTTGAAGTACAAAATTAAACAAAACGCTTACCCGTTAAAACGGTAGGCAACATTATTAATCTTTTAAAATTAAACTATTATGGTATTCGGAAAAATTAAACCAGTAGCTACAATCGTAGCACAATTCGCAGCAGGTGTTGAAGTTGAGTGCATCCAACATGAAGGTAAAATGTTTATGCCTGTCATTGCAGGTGACTTTGACACAGTAGATGATGGTAAAAAAATTGAGGATTCTCCTGCACCTAAGAAATCCGCACCCAAACCGGCTCCGCAAGAGGAAGAGGCTGCTGACGAAAAAGTCTATACCGAAGATGAACTGATGGATATGGACGTTAAGGAACTTACCAAAATTCTGAAAAACGGCTTTAAAATAAATCCGGATGATTTTGACGGTAAGAACACCAACAAGAAACTCCGTAATCTGATTCTTGATGCACAGGAAAAAGGTGGTGATAATTCTTCTGATGCAGAAGCAGAGGATGAAAAGCCGGCTCCGAAAAAAGGTAAGTCAAAAGTCGAAGAGGAAGAAGAAACTGAGGATGGTAGTGATGATGAACTGATTGATAACATTGCCGATGTTCTTGAGGACTTCGACAGTGGTAAGAAGAACAAGAAAAAGGCTGTTGCTGCAATTATCGCTTTCGCTGAAAATGAAGATGATGTTGATGCAACAGCGGTGAGTGAAGCCCTTTCCGATTTTGAAGATGATGAAAAGGCAAGCATTGATGTTATGGCTGAACAAATTGCCAAACTCCTTACCAAGAAAAAAGGTAAATCCACTGCTGCAAAATCAAAGAAAAAACCTGCTGAACCGGAAGGTGAGGATGTTGAAATAGACGACCTTGAAAAAGGTGATTTGGTTGCCGTTTACTGGGATGATGAAGAAACCAAAGGATGGTTCAACGGTAAGGTTTCGTCAATCAAGAAAGGTATTGTGAAAGTTAAATATGATGATGGCTCCGAGGACGACCTTGACCCAGAAGTTCATACAAAGATTCGCAGACTGGAAGAGTAATCCGATTACCATTTAGTTTGAGAGCCGATGGTTAGTTCCTTCGGCTCTTTTTTGTTTCACCTAATTTTCAAGACTTATGCCAAAGAGAAAAAAATCAGTTACATTACTAAGTAATGAGCAACTTGCACTCCAAGGATTGGAGTTCATAAATAAAAAGGAACAGGAAAAAGCCATAACCAATGAATTGAAAACATTACGTGTTCCTTTGGAAGATGCGGTTATGGAAATCGGTAGTGAAGATGAAAAAGGTAACAAGTATATCATACTGGAACACGCTGACAAGGAGATTGTCCTAAAGGAAACCTTGCGGTGTGGGAAATCCTTGCTTCCCGAAGCCATAGAAGTATTGAAAAAGAACGGGTTCAAACATTGCATAGAGAAAGTGGAAGTTATCCGTGAATCCGTACTTGAAGATGCCATACTTAACGGTGAGATTGACGAATCCATACTTTCACAGATTTACGGTATGAAAACATCTTATGCTTTTTCCGCTTCTTTAAGAAATCGGTTCGATGGAGAAATTAAAGACTAGAACATTCAAAGTTAACGGTATAGTCGTAAAGGTTGTTACCGTTATGGGGTTTGCCCGTATAATCGGCAAGAGTGCCAGTACCGTAAGACGGTATGAGCACGAGGGTACTATTCCTCCTTGTATCTTTAAAATAAAAGGATACCGATATTATCCCGTATCTCTTGCCGAGGAAACGGCAAAAATAATTGAAACTTTCAAGGGCAGTGAAAGACCTCCTGCCGAGAAAGTCGCTCAGATACATGAACTTTTTGAAAACGAAAGGAGAAAATATGCCTACTAAATCAACTCTCAAGAAACCTGCTTTGGAGGTTAGAAATGATGCTTCCGTATATTACGAGAAATCACTTACAAAAAATTTGGGTGACTATAACTCCGCAAAGATAACTGTCGGAATCACATTGCCGATAAATCCTACCGAGGAAGTTTTGGCATCCGTGAAATCCACCATTGAAATTGCGGACAATATTGTTACCGAGGAATTGAAAGTACAGGTTGCTGATTTAGATGAGAAGTAATGAACAGTCTATTCAAGTTACGAAAGAACATGGCTATCACAGGTCTTGTTCCTTTCAAGTATTTGCTATATGCTGCATTACTTACCAAGGTAACTTCCTTTGAGCCGGAAGATAGTGACGAGAAGTTCGGTGTATTCTCTGAGAACATATCCGACTTGTACGACTATTTTCCGGAGTTCAATTCCAAGAAAAACAATGAGATTGATAAGGCTCTTGACGATTTGGCGGATGAGGGTCTTATCAGTTTTGACGCAGAAAATCCCGAACTTATTTATCTTGGGGAGTTCAGAGGAAGGAAGTTCTTTACCTTTGAAGTTAAGAGCAGTTTGTTTGAGGAAGCCAAACAGAAACTTGATGATGCCATAAGGGCGTATGGTAAATCCCGTTCCGCAAAAGACAAATCACGGAGCAGGTATATACGTGAGCAGATTGACAAACTGATTGCCGAAAAAGGTGTTGAGGCGTTTACTCCGAATGATTTTACAGACCTGCACAGTTACCTGTATGAAATGTACACAGGTGGTGAGGTGTATATCATACGGAGTAAAGTCGAATATTTCCAGACCAACAATATGCTCAAGGCGTATGACAGGTTTACTGTTTTCGCAATTCTTATAGAGGGAACTTTGAACTATGACGAGTATTCCACAAGAGGTGTGCCCACACTTACAAATGTGGCTTACCGAAAGGACGATATTTTCCGCAAACTTACCAGAACCGATTCTGACAGCAAGGACTATATGCGTGAAATGGATACTACTGATGGTTCATTTTAATGTTATACTATGACACAGAAAGAAACTGAATATTATTTGTACTGTGGGATAAAACTCGGTTGGCATGATAAGACCTTTGCCGACTACACCAATGATGAGAAAGCGTTGAAGATGGTACGTAACTACATACGGAAATCCGATGAGTTTGTCAATGACGGATTAGGAATGTATCTTTGGGGGAGCAATGGTACAGGAAAATCACATTTGCTTAATTGCGCTTTCAAGAGATTCATTGAAAAGGGTTACACAGTTAGGTTGTTCTCTATGGATGAACTTGTTGACAAATATACAAGCTCGTGGTATTCTGACGAACAGAAACAGGACTTGACCAAGATTCTCCGTGATGTACAATTTCTAGGTATTGATGAGTTCGGAAAGAACGTGGATTCATCAGGAGAACCATTACCGATACCGGATTTTGTAAAACGGGTGATTGAATCAGTAGTCCGTTACCGTGTTCAGATGAAACGCCCCCTGTGGATAACATCCAATACGGAACCTAAATATGTCAAGAAGGTATTTTCGGAAGATGTCGCTTCCCTGTTGAGTGAGGCGGTTGTTACCGTATGTGTTACAGGTGGTGATTTCAGAAAGACTATTGCCAGTAGGAACAAAAGAAAATTAATGTAACAATGACCGAGGGAGAAAAGTTGATGGTTGCTTGCTTGAAACGCAAAGACCAAAAGATACTATCGCTTATCCAGCGAAAATGGTTGGATGGTGCTGAGATACGACAATATAAATTTATCATGGACTACTATCGTGAACATGGTGAGATTATGGGTGTGAAATCTTTCTGTGAGAGGTTTAAACTGGATTCGGGAACTGTGGATTCCCGACCCAGTTACTATCTCAACAATGTAAAGGAAAGATTCATATTCGCCACTATGACCGACAATATCCCAAGAATATTGCGTGGGATAAAGGACGACCCCCGTGAGAAACTTTTTGAGTTGCAGTCTTTGATAGGTATGCTTTCGGTGGATGCGGTTGAAAGTAAGGATGTGTTATACTCCGATGATGTGGAAGCACGTAAGGCTGATTACGAGGAACGTATGAAATCTTTAGGTGTTACATATCTTTCCATGGGGTGTGATGATTTGGACAAAACTTTCTTCGGATACCGTAAACAGGATTTAATTACCATTGGTGGTAAGGCTGGTCAAGGTAAATCGTGGCTGCTTGTTTATCTGGCTTATCTTCTTGAACAGACCATACTTGACCGTATGGAAGCCACGGAAGAAACTTTCGGTGATATACTGTTTATCACAAATGAAATGGGAGAGGAAGAAATAAAGGAGCGTATTGACTGCATCCGTTTCAAGCTCCCCTATGAGAAGTTTATGAAAGGTACATTATCCGAAAGGGAAAAGTCACGCTATTATAGAGGTCTTGACGCTCTTAAAAAACATAAGTCCAAGATAAGGATAGTTTACAGTTGCCAGACCATTGACGAACTTGCAACCTTTATGGGTCTGTACCAGCCTAGTGCGGTATTCGTGGACGGTTCCTATCTTATGGAAAGTAAGATGCAGGAGGGTTGGGAGAAAATAGTCTACATTACCCGTAATCTGAAACGGCTCGCAAAAAATTTCAAGACACCCATTATCAATACCACACAGTTGAAGCGTGGTTCCTCAAAGACAGCCAGTAAGTTTTCTATGGACGGTATGGAAGATTTTGCATACGGTAACTCATTCGTGCAAGATTCGGATATTGCCATAAGAATGTTTCAGGATGCCGATATGAGGTTTCACGATATAATCGGTTGTGAAGTTGTAAAGGCAAGACGTGTCGTTTCCGGAACTACTCTGATTTTCCAGAATGATTTGGATAATATGCTTCATTCAATTACCTTAGCTAAAAAAGAGGAAGATGAAAGACCGAAAGTCGAAACTAAAACAGACTATTGATTTTGTGGACATGAACGGTGTGGGTACTGTCAGATGCCATGATGGATTTCGTGACGTTATGGTGTACGGGTACTTTCATAGATACCATTGGGATTTCATTGTCCATCAGGATGTGGAATTTCCCGACTGCTACATAGTAAGTGAGGCATCTACCGGAATGTGTATGACCGACCCATGTTTCGCTGTTATGGAGGATGCCTTGTCTGCGGCACTTTCCGTTATTGATGAAAAACGGTATTATTTTTTCACCCGTACAAAAGATGTGCTCGTGGATGGAAAGTACAACCTTAATAATAGAAACACGAATCCTTTAACTTTAGGAGTTATGCAGTTATGTATGAATTAAGAAAAGAAACCGGAACAACTTTTGTTTATGCCTATGATGGAACACATGGTGAAATAAAGGCATTTGATTTCCTGTACAGCCATGTTATGTACCATGAGGGTTTTAAGTATTATGTTGGGCATACAGACGGTTATCCCAAAAGGATTGCATTGGTTGAAGCCAATTCCCATGCCTTTGCAGTTACTTATCAGGAAACGGTTCCCAACATAGCTGCAAAAAAACTTTGTGACTTTTATATGTTCAAGCTCAAGAAAAAAGGCCTTGATGTTCCATCGGCTGTTGACAGTTTTAATTCACGGAATAATTTATTTATTGATATATGGAAGATAATAATGTAAGACCGTCTTTCTTTAAGAGAATCGGTTTGTTTTTTCAATTCTTGTGGGAAGTAGTCAAGAATAACTATGTTTCCTTTATTACATGGATGCTCATAGTTATTTGTGTGTTGTTCGTTGTCTGGCTGTTCATTGAGCCTATCGTATGGTGGACACCTATATCTGAGGTTCGGTTATACGTCCGGGCATTTCTTATCATGTTTGCCATAAGCACTTTCTCTACATTACGACTGTATAATTCCATTGTAGTAAATAGCCGTTTTGCTTTGAAGCTACGTGAAATACTTACCCGTATTGAAAGATTGCTCCCACGCATCAATCAGGTTATGGAATCATCCCGTACATCCGCAAAGGAGAATACAAGTGCCATGACAAGACTTTCTGCCAGTCTGAAAAAATTGTCGGAAGCTATGGATGATTTCAACAGAATGGAGAATAACAAAAACAACAGAAGAAACAATGACTGACTTACTGGAGGTATTCAAAGATTTCAATCCGCAGAAAATGACCAACGGGCAGATTCGTATGGAATGCCCGTTCCGTGAAAATCATCCGGACGGTAGCGGGAGAATGTCATTCTTTGTATCTCCCGATAAGAACGCTTTCCATTGTTTTTCCTGTGGAGCACACGGAAACCTAGTACGTTTGCTTACCACGAAGTTCGGAGTCAACTATTTCGAGGCGGTGGAAATGGTTAACCTTGTTGACTATCATCCCGAAGAAAAGGAGTTCGAGCTTGACTTAATGTGGGATGTGAATAATCCTCCGCAGGAATTTCTTAAAAGGGGTTTGCGCAGAGATACTTTGAAACATTTTCGTGTGGGCATGATGGACAAGGAATGGTTCGTTATTCCTTATTACAAGGATTTTTCCAATCCGGACACTTTGCTCGGTTATCAGAGAAGATGCTATTATCCCGACCGGAAAGTCCGTAACAGTAAAGGGTTCGATAAAAAGAACTACCTGTATAATCTTGACTTTTCATATAACTATGTAGTAGTTGTGGAAGGTCAGACTGATGTTATGCGGTTATATCAGCATGGTTATAACGCTACGGGTATCATGGGGGCTGACTTAAGTAACTGGCAGGCTGAACAGTTGGGAAAGTTTGACAAAGTGTACCTTGCCCTTGATAATGATACTGCCGGACGAAAGGCTACCGAGATTTGTTATCACTTACTTAAAAATCATACCGAGGTGCTGTTAGTTCCTTATCTCAGCAAAGACCCGGAAAAATGTATATCTCCGAAAGTATGGAGCAGGGCGTTTAATAACTCTACCGATTATCTGCAATACTCTATGGAAATGACAATGAACTGGGATTCATATTTGGACTTATGTACCGAGGTACAAAAAGAATTGGAGGCAAGAAATGATTAATACATTATCACTCAGCGATTATTTGCTTATTGTTCATATTAGTAATGAAGAGGAGGCTATAAATTAATCCGATTCTACTTTAGTCAAGGAACTAACAGCTCTTAAAAAGGATTTGCGCAGATGAAAAAATTTTCTTATATTTAAGTGTGACTGATAAAAGCACATTCGTTTTATTTTATGTGTAACCGGCAATACAATGCCATTTAAAATTAAAGATTATGCCAAGTAAGACTATTGAACGTACACGTTCAAGACGTGGTGGTGATGAAAGTTCACCGAGAAGTTCTAAAAGAGAACAAGGTTGGGGTGCTGTTGCAAGACGACAGGAAGAAGTTAAAAAACGCATTGAAGAAGCTGGAAACTCTCTTCGTGAATTTTGGCTTAAAACTGGTGAAAGCGCCATTATCCAGATTCTCCAAGAAGAACCTTATTGTTTTGATGCACATCAAGTGAAAGACAAACGAGGAAAATGGACTATTGTTCCCTGTCAATTGAATACAGGAAAACATTGTGTCCTTTGTTCCGATGGTGTCAAACAGACATGGCGTGCTGCTTTTAAGATTCTTGATTACCGTGGTACTTGGGATAGTGAGAAGAAACGGTTTAAGAACGACAAACCTGTTGAAAAGATATGGATTGTCGGTTCTACTATCGCTAACTCACTTAAACAGGTTAGGGATAAGGACAAGAAAGGAAGAGAACTTAATCAAATGGTTCTTGAGGTCACACGTTCCGGCGAGGGTAAGGAGTCTACTTATAACTTCGAGCAGGCTTTTGACGAAGATGATAAGCGTATGCGACCTATTGACTGGGATGAACAAGGAATGACTGCCGAGGAATATTGCCAGCCGCCTACGGAGGACGAAATTGACGAAGCAGGTTATACCGATGAAGATTAAGTGTTAACTGTAAGGAGTTAGGTTCAAGACTTAACTCCTTATTCTTATTTGAAGTGATTATGATAAAGATTCCTGTTTTCAAAGGTGTGGTTCAGTTACTTGAAAGTATCGGGGAAGTAAAAGAGTATTTCAGTAAGTGCGAAGAGGATAAACTTCTTGCATTTGACTGGGAAACCACAGGGTTGGAATATGATGCGATTCCTCTAGGACTTTCCTTGCACCAAAAAGGTGTGGGCGCTTGTTTTATTCCAGTGGATTTCTTCTTCTCAAAAGGGGTTCCAATGAATGAACTTGCCGAAGTTTGCAATGAGAGGTTTCCCCATTACAAGCTGATAGCACACAACGCCAAGTACGATACCATGATAAATAAGATGAACGGTATCAAGGATGAGTGTTATAAGATATTCGCGGATACACTGGTTATGGTTCATCTAGTAAACCCATCACTCGACAAACAGCTAGAGAAACGTGTTGCCGAGGATTTCGGTTACGTCAAAAAGACCTTTAAGGAGATATGCGGTAAGGCGTGGAATAAGATAAACTGGTCTGTTGAAGGTGATTCCCTGCTTGAACTTCTTGCCGGATATGCTGGTGAGGACACTTACTGGACCACAAAAGTATTCTACAAGTATAATCCTCTTATGGATGAGGATGCCCATAGAATACATGATAGAATTGAACTTCCGCTTATTCCGATTCTTCGGGATGCCAAAATTCGTGGGGTTCTTATTGATGTTCCCTTGTTAAAGGAAATGGGTGAGCAGATAACTGCCGAACTTCCCAAGATACTTGATGAGGTGTATGATGAGTGCGGTTGTGTATTCAACTTAAATTCTGCAAAGCAGAAAGCTGCCGTATTCTTTGATAAGATGAAACTTCCTATTGTAAGCTATTCCAAAAAAACAGGAGCACCCAGTACGGATGCTGCTACATTTGAGGAATGGGATTCTATGGGAATACGTGTCGGTGCTCTTATGAACGAATATTCGGAGTTGAACAAATTGTACACCGGATATGTTAAGGCTATTCCTAACTTGGTTGACGAGCACTCGGTTCTAAGAGGTGACTTGAACAGTTGTGGTACAAAGACAGGACGTTTCGCATCTACCGGACCTAACTTACAGAACCAACCTAACAATTACCATTTTCCCATACGTGAGGCATTTGTTCCAAGACCGGGCTATAAGTTTGTCAACTATGACTACTCACAGTTGGAACTCCGTGTGATGGCGCACATGAGTAAGGATGAACGGTTTATGGATATCTTCCTGCACGGACGTGACCCACATGGTGAGGTTGCCAAAGCCTGTAATATTACCCGTAAACAGGCAAAAGTGATGAACTTTGGCGTGCTGTACGGTATGGGAATCGGTAAGTATATGAGAACTTTCAATGTGGCCAAGGAACGTGCCATTGAGATGATTGACAATTATCATAAGTCGTACATAGGATTTGCCCATTGGAAAGAAGCTACTGAAAATTTTGCCCGAAAACATGGGTACGTGAAAAATCTGTTCGGTAGAATACGTGTTTTCAAGGAAACTACAAAGTCCAAGTTCACCCGTAATGAAGCCATGTATTATGCCGAATTAAGACAGGCGGTAAACACCATTATCCAAGGAACTGGTGCGGATATAGTGAAACTGGCTACTATCGCAATGTGCCGGAAGTTCAAGGAACTTAATCTTGATGCCCATTTTTTATTGCAGGTTCACGATGAGGTTCTTATTGAAGTACGTGAGGACCAAATGATGGAATGTGAAAAAGTGGTTATTGACTGTATGGAAAACACCGTCAAACTGGACGTGCCGTTAATTGCCGATGGCAAAATACTTGCAAACTGGGGCGAGATGAAAAATGACGATATTGTTTCTTATCCATACAGATTCAACTATGGTCTAGTAATGGGAGTATTATAAATGGAAAATTACAAATAAACTATGGCTAAAAAACTTTCAGTCCTAAACTCCATGTTATCCAAGTTCAATGATTTAATGGGTGACGGAGTTGTTCACACTGCGGCTATACTACCTAAGTGCCGTAAGATATTAAGCCGTATTCCGGCGTATAACTATGTTACCTGTGGAGGTTTCCCCATAGGAAGAGTTATCGAACATTATGGTGAGAACGGTTCCCTTAAAAGCTATGCTTCCTATGATGCCATAGCAAAATTCCAGCATTATGATTGGGCAAACCATGAGCCTAACGCTTTCAAGTCATTCACCTATAAAGGCGATGATACAATGAGGGAACTGGAATCCTTTGAACTGCGTGACGGTTATAAGCCCAAAAAACCACCTGTGGCACGAAGAGTTGCCCTTGTGGATATTGAGGCTACCTACACTCCCGACTGGGGAGAAAATTTCGGTATTGACAATGAGGGTCTTATTTTGGTAAGACCTACCCTACTTAGTAACTGTGTGGATATTATACAGGCATTGCTTGAAAATGAGGAAATAAGTCTTGTGGTTCTGGACAGTATGTCCGCTATCGGTACTGACGAGGAAATAGGAAAATCTATGGAAGACCAGCAGATGGCTTCCGGAGCACGGTTCTGGAATAAGGCGTGCCGTAAATTCCAAGCTGCCATGAACAGTAATCCGACAAAGGAATCCACCCTTATAGTTATCAATTCGGCATACCAAAAAACGGGCATAGCATACGGCGACCCAGAAGTAATACGTAACGGTGAACAGTTAAAGCGCACGAAATCATTATCCGTGAAATTCAAGGCACTTAAAAAACTCAATGCCAAAGTTGATGAGGGTGAGATTGTAATCGGAAGGAACATATCCATTGAATGTGTGAAAAACAAGGTGGGTGTTCCCCAAAGAAGTGCTACATTCTTTTACGCTTATGTGGACTATGGAGGTACACAGGCATATTCTACTGATGCCTCCGGACAGATAGTTGACCTTGCCATGAAATATAATCTCGTAGAACGTAAAGGTTCTTGGTATGACTATAAAGACCTCCATGTACAGGGCATAGACAATTTCGTGAGTGAACTTACAAAATCCGGGATGCTTAAAAAGCTGGAAAAGGAGGTGTACCGTGAGATGTTTTGATGTAACTCCTGTGCTTATTCCTGTGGCGGTGCTTGTGTTTCTTATGGCTCTCCACACTGAGGTAAGTTTTTCACCGTTCCGTATAACTTTCCATAACTGGAGAATGGTTGTAGGTGTGCTTCTTATTACTTTGGGCGTTCACTTGATATGCCAAGGTGAAATCATAAAGTACAAAAAAGAACATATTGAGAAAATCGAATAACTAACAAATCCGGCTGACGGAGTAACAAAGTAGTAACCAATCATAGGTTAGATAATCAGCAATTATACTACTTTAGTACCGAGTTAGTCGGATATTAATATTTGACTATGGGAAAGAAAATTGAAATGACCGAAGATGAATTTAAGAAAATCGTTCTTATTCTCAAATGCAGCAAGAGATATGTCAACTTACCCCCTAACAATTTATTTTTGGGGAACCTTTGGAGGGTGTCCAGTAAACTGGCTGACAAGTTGTTGAAAAGAAACGGTTTTCAAATTGTCAAAGGTACAGGAAGTCGTTATACAGTAAAACCTGTGGAGGACAAAAAACTGGAAACTGACTAAAACTTTACGATTATGGCAAAAGGACTTTTTGGAGGACTGTTTGGTGGTCAAGGACTACAAATGGTTGGTAAACTTACAAAGCAGAACATGGAGAAACTTCAAGCGTCAAAACCCCATGACGAAAAGAACTCGGAAGATTCACCTCTCCGCAAATTACGTGACGCAATCAAAAAGTAATCTCGAAGCCTCATTGGAAAATCCAGTGGGGCTTTATTTTTCAGATTGTTTTCCTCCTAAATTTTTCCTATATTCAAGTATTAAAAATTTCTCACTATGAAAAAAGGAACCGTACATTTCACATTAAGCGATGATGCAGGTAAACTTCTTATGCAAATCGCCCAAGAAGCATTATTATATGAGTTAGACCCAGAAAAAGCTATAAAGGTAATAACCACATCCCTTATGGGGTGTCCGGATAATATCGCTCTCAAGATACTTAAAGGTGATATGGTCTGTGTAGTAATGGACGATAAGCAGACTATTGAGATTGCTACCTATGACAGGTTTTTACATAAGGATTTTCCCAGACCCAACTTGTCCTCGTGGTATGAAAGAAACCATAAAGAGATTGGTGATACAGCAAGGGAATATTACCGGGCGTTGGAACAAATAGCCCGATTTGTGCAAAAACAAAAACTGGAAATCCCGATTAAGGATGTAGTGGCAGTAGTTCTTTCCGCTACAATGAAGGATTGGGAAACATTCCGTGGAAAACTTTCTCACATGGAGGATGTAGAGCGTATAGTTTTAGTAGTGAACCAGTGTACCAAGTTCTTGGACAGAGCTGCCAAACTATATAGAGTGTTTGACTTTATAGATGCCGTTTATCCGGACGTTTCTTGTGATTTGTCAAGAGGCAGACACAATGTAGTTTCCTTATTACAAATAAGGTTAAGTGCTATTATTAGCGGAGAATATTCATCATTACTGAAACAATTTGAAGCCGAGGACGAACAGTTTTCCAAATATATGGAGGGTGCTGAAAACACCAAGGAACTCCTTGCTAAGGAGATACAGCCGGTTTCCATAACTGACAACTATGATGCCGGATGGATTGCACGGGATGGAACCTATTATGGAACAAACGGTTCTTACGCCAATATGCTCCATGCAGCATTGGCTGATGCCATAAGAAGCCGTATGACCATAGAAAACGGCGTTGACCCATTGAAAGATTTCCCACATAAATCTATGGACACTTGGTTATGCGAACAAGGGTGGGTAAAAGTGCACAATAACCATATCCTGTATGACGGGTACATTAATACTGCATACACTAAGAAACCCCTTATTCCGATAAGCGATGAGCAGTTGGAGGCAATATCAAAATACGGAAAGTTCTGTCATAAGGGAATGTTGTTATTCGGACTTACCTATACCCCATGTTCTATGGCTAAACTGGAAATGATGGAACCGCCTATGATTGCTAAACTTTTAGACTTTGGTTTATTATGAAATATTTAAGAGTACATTAAAATGCTTGACTGATGAATAAAGAAATTGAAAAAGCCGCCTATAAGTTTGCGGAATCGCAAAATGACGGAAATGCTTTTACTGCTTACTATAAAGGATTTATTTCGGGTGCACAGTTTAAGGAAAACACTGATAATGTTTCTTTGAACAAGAATACTATTCCACCAATGACAAATTCACTTGGAAAACATTGGGTACAACCAGACCCTAGCGGTTTTGTTTTGGACGATGATTATGTGCTTATGAGTAAACTGGACTTTGACTTATTGCCGGATTATACAAACTCCGAGCCTACGGGTAAGTATAACGGTAAAATGTGGAAAGGACAGTTTAATACTACTAAAGGTAAGAAATGGTTTCTTGCATGGTGTCACGATGAGAATGAGGTTTCCAATCTTATTTGTATTTCTTACCGTGAAATATTGGTAGTATAGATTATATGGATAATTGAATTCTTACAGTTATGAAGAAGGTAGAAGTAGGAACCCTTGATAGTCACGAACTGTTTGAACACAGGGGAGTAATCTATGAGGTTTTATATAAGACGGATTATTGTGTCCGTTGCCAATACCCGAATGACAAATACCGTTACAGGGATAAATGGAAATATCTCTATACCGAGTTTAGTTTATGGACAAAAGTGAACAAGATATGAAAACACTGGTTTTTGATGTAATGCTTGACGGGCGGTTTGTACATACGTTCAGATACCAATATTGCCCGTTGTTCCCGATAGACGAAGAGGAACTGGAGAAGTTTGTCACTGACAGGCTTCCTACGTTAAAAGGAAAAGATTTTAAAATAGTATTTTGATATGAAACAGACAGTAGAAGAAGCAGCAAGAGAAAATATCCTGTTTAATCACAGGACAGTTGACAGAACTTTGTTTGGTAAAGATTTGGCAAAGTTTGGAGAGATGAATTTCGTTCAAGGTGCCGAATGGCAGTCAAAGCAATCTCCTTGGATAAGCCTTAATGAAC